ACAAACAAATAAGCCACGATCCACATCAATTGAAAAAGATGGGTGACTGTCATCGTGGAATGGACAGCGTGTATGGATCTTCCCGGAAAAATTGGGGGTCTTATCCGGGAATTTAGAAAGTATGTAGCTCTTAGGCGTCAAACAGGATTTACCTTCATTGCGTGTTTCCACAAATCATGTAACGATCTATCAACGACCATTCTGGTAATGTCAGTATCCAGTACAATCTCTGGAATCTTTATTTGACCACTACGAATGAATGATGGAGACAGAACAATCAAACCCTCCTCTGCCTCTTTCTCATTCTGGTCAATATTGATGGAAATGTCAATACCTTGTGAAATATCAATCGATTTACCTTGATGCGACTTGTTCAATCTATCGGCAACAGCACCTTCCATATTGGCCTGCGATGCGACGATTATCAGCACATTGTATCTATCAGCAAAATTCTTCAAATCCCAAACTATCTTTCCTTGATTTCGTCTTTCTTCCTTGAAATTTACAGAAGGCTTAATGATGTTTAAATAATCCCATACGGTCAAGGCAAAATCAAGCCCGTCCCTGTCCTGAATCTTCTTCACTTCGTCCTCAACCTGCTGAACGGTTGTCTCCTGCGGGATACACTTGATAATCTTCAAACGATTATGCCAACCCCGCATCCATTCGAACAACCGATCCATACCCTCTTTTTCTTCTTGCGTAATCAGGAAATTACGCACACGATCAAAATTGTATTCCATGAACATAGCATCAAAACGCTCTGTCGTAAGCTCCATGGAATTTTCATAAGTTACGTGAAGCACATTGAAGCCTTGAAGAACCCCTGCATATGACATTGCGTTCAAAATAATCGATTTGTAGCGCTTGAAAGGAGCAAGAAAATTGACAATCATCGGGGCCTTCAAAACGAATTGAGCATCCAACCCCCTGATACCCGTGAGTACCCTTGGATTTATAGAAGGATTGTCTCTTTCCAGCTTCCGTCTTTGCTGCCGCTCTTCATAGTTTTCAGCATAGTCGATATACTGAAATTTCTTACCTTCAATTACACCTTGGGCTTGTGTAACACCATCTCGAATATCCTTCAAGAAAAAGTCAACCCTGTCTGACCTATTCAATGCCTCAACGGATTGTCTAATTTTCGAGTTTACGACCGACCAAGCAACCCAAGCCTTTATCTTATCCTTTGCCTCATCCTCAAAGGTCAAATTCCTGTTGTATAATGCGGAAAGCTGTTCCTTGTACCTGTCCCGTGTTTCGTCATCCGGAACACTTGTCAATTCCTGGTCAAGAAATCCAAATGGTAGCCTTTTCCACTGTTTGCCCTTCAGGAGTTTGACAAGCCATTTGTAGGATTCCACATTAAAGAAATCCGGGTCAATTGCTTCCAGAGTCTCATCTGTAGCAACATCCAATCCTTGCACTAGAGCAGCAAGGAACTCGGCTTCAACTTTGCCATCTAAAATCATATAGGCCAATCCGTCCGTGAATCCATCAACCTTAGATCTTCTCCCCCACCAACCTCAACTGCCCTGAAAACCTTACCCTTACCAATAACTCCATCAGGTCGAATTTCCAATAATGAATCCAAAGTGTGCTGATACTTTTCGGCAATAAATTTGGGTGGATAGTTTGTCGTAATAATTGTCGATAATTTGTTGTCTCTTCGATAATGGAGAACTTGCTGAAGCGTTGACAAATATGCTTCCCTTTTCCAAGAAGATTCCGCAGCTTCAGCGCCTAAATCGTCCAACACATATACAGTAGATTGCCAAAGTTGTCCATCTTCTGCATCAAAATTCATTTGCAATCTTTGTGCAGTCTCAAAACCATAGGATCTGTCTCTGGAATAGTTTTCTGTACGTTGGAAGTACTTTGCCAAACTGTACACAAGGAAATGTGCTAATGTTGTCTTACCTCTTCCTTTTTCAGAAGAATAAATAAACAGTGAAAGACCCTTTTGTAATACTTCGCTAACAGAATTCGTCCAGTAATTGACGAACTCTTCACCCAATTCGAACCTGGGAAATGTGTATTCGTCACTACTGACGAAATCTAGCGTATCATCGCAAAATCCAGCGCCCAATAGCCGATTATAGGCACGGAATTTGACAAGACAATTGCAAAGCAGCAAGTTGCCAGAATTGTCACGTAATTTGCCCCCTCCTTGGCAGAGTTGACAGCTACCCACTATTTCATCTTTTAATGTCATGAATTAGAAAGCACGATCAATGCAGTCATAAACACAATGCACACAATAATCTCTGCAAACAACTGGTCCATATTTATAGCTCTTCTGGTGTTGGTGGTTGATGCCCCCCAAATTTAGGATCTGCAACACGCTTCTTATCGCATTCTGGACAAAGTGTTCTAATCCAGTGTTCATTAGTGCGAATTTTCACTTCTCTAGCTGTTCCACAAATCTCACAAATGTACTTTGAGAAGGTGTAATACTTGTGCAATATCTCACTAATCTCTGGCGTACTTTTATCAACATACACAGTCAATTGAGCGAACTTTTCCTTGAGTTGGTCTACCTTGATTTGATCTCCATTCGGAAGAGCAACCAATTCCTTAGCCATTTGTACAATCAGATCGTACCAACCCGAACTACACTCGAATTCATGCCGAAACATAGATCCAAAAAGAGTTGGAAATTGCTCTAGCAAGGAATTGTCAAGTTCTTTTTTCATCTAAGTTATTTCCGTTCTAGTATTTCCCGTTCAGCTTCTAAATCCCTGGTAATGGCTTTCTCTGATGAAAAAGACTCACCGTACCTCTTTCTGAGTTTGAGAATATTGATTCTGGTAACCTCATCAAAAGAAGTATGTAGAGCATCAATAGCAACAAAATGATACCAAAATGAATCACCTAATTCCTCCATTAAATTTACTTCATCCAGAGGTTTCCCATAAAACAAATGCTTCTTAATTACATCAACCATTTCCCCAGCTTCAGTGACCATTCCCTGTGTAGCATGGAGAAGTCTTAGGAGATCGTCATTTCCTAATCTTTTCCTCACCAAAGAGAGGTCAGAAGATTCGGTCTTTAGAACTTCCTGCATGTAGGAATTTGGATTCATTTGTAATCCTTTGGTGAACAAATACAATCAAAAAATCTTGTCAATAATGGATACAATATAAGAGGGTGTGAGTTTCCATTCTGAATCACTCTGTTCCTTTTTTCTAAACTGCTCAATCAAATTCATGAAATATAGAGAGTCTACGCCGATTAGCTGATCTTCCAAAACATTAATATTCATAAGATCCAACTCAGAAATCTGCATACAAATTTTAAGAATTTGTCCCGCATTTATAGACCAACCGCGCTTAATAAATTTTCTCATGCGAAAAACAGAACAAACCGGGTACTTGCTTCCTGTATAAATTAGAGTTTTGTTCGTAACTGTCTCGTACACATCATTCGGAATTACCACCTCATTGTCTTTGTACGTCCAGTAAGCCTTTGTATGAACAAAATCGTATGTATCATGAATCTTGTCGGGCTCACCATAAAAACGCACAATAATCTGAATACCACCGCTCAACGTGATAGCGTTAGACGAGATGAAAACAGGATGAAACATCTTCTTCTCCTGCTTTTCTATTTCCGCTGCGGCAACCTCATCTAGCTCTTTTACAACTGTCACTGGATCTTCTATGCCAAGTTCTTCATCCGCCCGAACTTCATCCGGATCTCCAACCACACCATCAGAGGGAAAAACCATTTTTACTCTATCTTTATCACAATTATCTATAATAACCGCGCGAGTATTGTGCTCTTCTACCTCGTCCTTTCCAAAATATTCTTTAATTTCTTCGGAAGGATTAGCCCCGTCAAGAACCATCACCCTGCAATGCTTCCCAATCTTATTTGTAGAAGCTTGATGACTCTCATTCCAAACTTTAGCATAGTATTCAGCTACTTTCAGCACCGTTTCTTTCGTTCTGAAATAGCAATCAAAATCGTTAGGTGTCTCGTTCGTTATCATTGAGGGAAAACACCCACCAGTAATTATCAAATCCTTCTCAATTGCTTTTACAACCTCTTTGTCAGTAATAGTCTCAATCCAGGTATTAGCCTTCTTTTTCAGAATTTGTTTCATCGTTTTTTGAAGCATGTTTACACCCTGGCTCCTCTCCATTTCACATTTCTAATAATTGCTCCACCATCCATTTGCAAACCAAGACCATTCACATCCCACAAATTAGGAAAAGCCCCCCATGCTGAATATTCCGCCCAGGTAGGGGTTTGAGTAATCCGGCTTTCCTTTTTCCATTCATCACGAAATAGTTTGAAATTCGTTGTGTCACATTTTATAAGATAATACTTATTTGTTGCGTAATGCCGAAGGCCCTTACGCTGTGATCCGTCCTTCCTGTAATAAAATCCTTCACCAGTTATCGAAGTAATTTCGTCAAGCTTTGAGTCATCGGTTGATAATGGTCGCCAACCCTTTGGAATATATCCGTCAGGGAATTGGCAGAGCGGCGATAAGCCAAGCGATAGACGAATATCTTTCCAAGGATCATTCATCTTTGCCAATAACGCGGGCAAATGCGGATCATCAAAAGAATTCAACAACACCGTAAGCGAAACCATGAAATTGTCTTGCCCCTTTTGCTTCGCCTTGTCTTTTATGAATGCCAAGCCCCTGCGGAACTTTTCCTCTAGCCAAACATCTAGTGGAATTCCTTGAGTTTCCAATTGGCACATCTTATCCCACAGCCGATGATACCCAGCTAATGTCTTATTTTTCGATTCGGTATAAACAGGAATAGCTGCATTATTAGCTTCAACAACTTTCTTCAAAGATATGTAAGCTCTTCCGCAATGCTCTACCTGCAATTGGATAAAATCTAACACAAACTGGGCCAATTTTTTAAAATTATCCGCAGATCCTACATGTGCGCGAAGTTTTTTAATCATGGGCCACATCATTGTGTTATTGACCAACAATGCTGGCCTTTCCCATGAAGTATAATCAGTGAGAATGAAGAGTAGTACATAATATGACCACGGATCAATGTCAAATTTCTTGAGCTTTAGATAGAGATTATTCAACGCCTTCTTTTGTGGTTTAAGCCCAAGCCATCTACCGGGATTATCATGCCAAGGAGAAATTGTTCCTTCATATCCGTAATATCCCCAAATTTGTCTAGAAACATGGAGAAGTGCCTGATTGGACAGAGATTCTTTTTCCTTGTCCATGCTGCTGATTTCAGAACGAACTAATCTTTTGCTCCAATCCCCATTCATGCGTCGTCTCCTACCAACTCATCTTCCAACCGCTGAATTTCTAGTTTCGCGGCTACCAACTCGTCCTCCAAGGTACAAATTCTGTTATTTGCCCATTCCGGAGACTGCCTACAAATCTTGATCAATGGAACAAAATTTCCTTCAATATCCAAATAATTTCTGGCTTTTACTTCATCCATTTTTCACTCCCACCCGTGCTTCTTTTTCAACATTTCGTAATTCAGCCATTTTGCGTACAAGTGTCCACAATTGGGACAGAATTTGTCGCTGTATTTGTTGGGATCACCTTCTGCTGCGCCTTTTTCGGTCCAATATTGCGAACGTGAACCAGGGAAGTCCAGCCAACCCCATTCACATTTTTCGCACTTGTATTCCGCGATAATTTGTTCATTTTCTCACTGAAGGTACTTTAGCAAATCTTCTCGGCCCATTTCGATCAGTTTTTCTGTTGGTGTGGTAACGGCCTCAACCATATCCTCTTTCGTTACCATTTTGTCTTTGACCAACATATCCACTGATCCTAGAATGTCAAGGAAGATAATCGTTGCTGGCTTTGCTCTAATTAAATCTAGTTCCGTTGGATGCTCAAGCTCTACTCGTCTGTGAATTCGATCTAGTGACTGTTTAGATAGTACGAGAGAATACGGACGGTCAACATAAATTGCTGTACGTGCTCTAGCTAACCAGTCCGTTCCTGTTCCTGCTTTTGCTGGAATACACACAGCAACCCTTGGCCAACCACTTGATTCAAACGCTGTTGAAATTTTCTCTAATTCTTTACTACTCACACCGCCATAAATTTTCACTGCCCCATATAATTCGTTGTACCTATCAAAAAGTAAGTCAACCGCCGCACGAAATTCGGTCCAGATGACAACCTTCTGCTCGGGATCAGCTAGCAACTCTTCTAAAATATTGTCAAGTTCAACATATTTTGCTGAATCGCCAGTACCACCAATAATTGAGGGGTGGTTTAAACACTGGCGCAAACGAATCGCAGTTTCATTCTTATCCAGGAATTTTTGAACATTGACCAACGTTTCGTAAGACAACTCCCTCCGTAGCTCACCGCATAAAGTCGCGTATAGGGCCTTCTGCTGCCCTTCCAGTGTCAGTTCACGGGTAAGGATAGTCAGAGGTGGGAACCCCTCCATGTCGTCCTTGGAACGGCGTATGGAAACTCTCTCAAGACGCATTTTTAGCTCATCTAAGTTTTTAAAGCCAACCGTCTTTAAATGGGCAGACATTTTTCGTTCTGTCCCGTATTTAGCGCCAGATCCCTTTACAGCATGTTCCACAAGTTCCTTAACAACAAAGTGATTATCGAATCTGGAAATATGAGGAGATTTCCCATAATTGGCAATCTTGAGAAAAACATAAGCGTTCAAAGGAGATTCGCTAACAGGTGTCCCAGTCATAGGAACCACTCTAGGGGCTTTTCCATTATGATCTCTACAATTCATTATCAATTCAATTATGCATTGAGTCCTTTTTGCTGATAAATTCTTAAAATTGTGGAATTCGTCAAGAATTATAAGATCCCAAGGCATATCAATTAACAACCGACATAACTCATTACAAGGATCGTCCCCCTTGGATTGAATTAGATTTTCTGGATGAACAAGCATTACATCAAAATCGCCAGAAGATTCTGCTGCTTTCACATATTGCAAGGCTTTTGGCTTACTTCCTTGTGGTACAGGAGCAGGGCGAAAATATGTGTGCTTCTTAACCTGCTTATTAAAGTCGATAAGGGGCGTGCAAGGAACAATTACCAGGATTTTCTCAACACCAGGCATAATTGAAGCAGCAGATAAGGCGCACAAAGATTTTCCTGCCCCCATGGAATCAAATAATCCACACCTTTTATTGTAATAAAGATAGGCAATTGCTGGATATTGATCCTTGTATGGCGTACACTTCAGCTTACCTTCCAAAAGCTCCTTCATTTGGTCATTATATTTGCCTAGCTTGATTGCGTCATTTCGTTCCTCAAGAGAAGTTAGGTAATCTAGCCAATTTCCTGCCTCATTCGACATTTCACGATCTTCTGTCAATCCGGCAAGATCCAACTGATTCCGTAGTATCTTCAAATCATCATATTGAACTGTCCAAGAATTATCCTCTTTTTCAACAGCACCTAAAAGAGACTTCACCATAATAAAAACAACTGGGAATTTTGGATGACTCGGATCTAGAGTCAATACCAGTTGCTTCTTATCCTGTAGTGAAATATCTATGAGCATTAAAACTCTGTATTTTCTAGCAATGCTTCAATTTCTGATAATCTTTCGTCTTCCTTACTCACTGAACCCATTTCTTTAACACGGCCCTTTATTAATGGAATCCCCTTTACCCCAACATTCGGCACACATACCTCACGAACTGGGAAAGCTTGGGATACCTTATAGAGAGTATCAAAAGTTCTTCTCTCATCCGCGCCAAGACCGGCCATTGCTGTTTTGACCTCAACATGAATAATATCTCCTTCTAGAACTTCCCGTGTATACAAATACCAACGATTACCTAATGCCCCATTAGCAGGTGAAGTAACCCACCTACCTTCACAAAGCCCATCATTCCAGCTACATTCCAAATCGTTTATCGTTGCCTTGACCAATTGGCCTTCACGGTTCCTCCCGCGAGCTTTACGAGATCCTATTTGCAAGGCTATTTTCATTGCCTATTTACTGTTCCGTCTTCCCTACAAATCACTACACCATTAGCCCCGCCAAACAAATCAGAAGTCTCAACCGCAACATAGGCCGCTTTCCCAACACAATCACAGCCCTCTACCCACACAATAGAATCACCGGGAAAACCTTGTAGAATTTCTATCAACTCTTCAACAGTTAACGCCTTCTTGTGCTCTACCTGAGACATATTTACTTCTCCTTCTTACCCTTCCGCTTCTGCAACTTCTTGTACTCCTCAATTCTCTCAATTTCTTCGGTTAGCTTGTCTTCTACCGCAGCCTTGATTGCCTTACGCCCATTACCATAGGCAAAGAAATTCCGGATCTCATCCTCAATAGCATTTTTCAACTCTTTGCCGACAGCAGCATACAAAACCTCTTTTACCCGATCTGGTGTACAGGCAAGTTCCACTGCCTTCTTAATATCTGCATCCATCTGTGCCGTGTATTCGGACAAAGCACAAATGATCGAAGTTTTCATACCCTCTACTTCTAGTCTAATCATAGGAACACTCATTCCGTTTTGCATTTTACTTCTCCTCTGTACTCATGCTGTTTATCGCCGTTTCGTATTCGTCTAATTCCGTAGGCTCTTTCCTACCACCAGTAGGAGGAAAGTTGAGTTCCATGTATTTGATAATCAAATCAACAATTGATGCTGCCATTGGTACGGAAGGCACTCCCGTAATTCCCGCAGGCTCAAATGCAATGTGTTTGAAATTAGCATAAATCTTCCTAGGATCGATCCCATACTGAAGGAGCATGGAGATCGCTGTCGCCCAAGCACTGGCAAATCCTCGCTCAAATTCACCCACCTTACCCATGAAAATTGTCACTTCTCCCGGTGTACCGTCCGTGTAAGAATTGACAATAAAATACCCCTTGTTATCCTCATCAAATTGAAACCTTACCGTTATACCATTACGCTCACTGTCTAGATGAAAATGTTCAGGATTCGGTGCCCCCTTGGGAGATGGATTTGTCATCTATTGGCCTTTCGGATAAAAATTGCTTCAACCTTGTCGTAGCAAATTGAAGAAGTGTTTCAAATTTCTGAGTTCTCAAAGCCGCTGATGGATGAGGAAATAAAATAACCGTTGCATCAATATCCCCAACCCATCCGTGAATTCCCGGTTTCAAAATCTCTCCGCAATGGTTGCTAATTCCGCTTGCTCCATACGGCGTAACTGCTGCTTGTGCTTCATTACCAAATGCAAGAATTAGCTTTGGACGAAGTAAAGCAATTTCACTACGCAAAAACGGCAAACATGCTGTCATTTCTGCAAATTCTACAGGACGATTTGCTTCGCTAAAACATTTGCAAACATTGGTAACCCAGCACTCTCTACGTGTTAGCCCACCCTCTTCCAAAACTTGATCAAGCCGTTTGCCAGATTTACCAACAAATGGCTGACCTGCGTAAAGCTCCTCAAATCCGGGATTCCTACCAATAATCATTATTTCGTTATCGCTAAAACCACTGGGAAGCGTTGGCCCATATTCGCCACAACAATTTCGTAACTTGCACTTTGAACAAGATTTAATACTACTGTCCAAATTATCCCATTGATAATTTTCGCATGAGGAAATTTCTATGAAGTCCGTTGGTATCCAATTGTTGACCATTTTTGGAAGCTTCGTTGGGTCTAGCCGTAATGGACCTAGCCTGTCAACTATTATACGGTACCTAGCTGGATCTACAACTTGCGCTTCTGTCGATTGTTTCTTTATGGATGAGATTTCGTCATTTGTCAAGCAGTATTTTGCTTCGTTTAGCGAGGGAATTGTGACAACGCGAAAAGCTGACTCAACTTCGTCTTCATGAAAAAGTATGCGCTCAGTTGTTTTCTTTTTCTTGAGAAGCTTTACGACATCATCTGCGAATAATTGGCCAATGGTTCCAAATTCATTTAGCACAGAAGTTGCCGTTTTTGGGCCAACTCCTTTTGCACCGGGAATGTTGTCAGATGTGTCGCCAGATAATGCTTTGAAATCCCGAATTTGCTGGGGGGCGATTCCAAAAAATTCCGTAACCACTGCTGAATTTACCCATTGCTTTTTCATCGGATCAAAAACTATTATCTGCTTTTGGCCATCGGATTTAACCATTTGCCAAAGATCGTGGTCAGACGTTGCTATAATAATGGTGTCGCCTTGGGTGTACCGGTATTCAGCAACCCACGCAATCATATCGTCAGCTTCTACACCAGGAATTACGAATTGTTGGATGCCATGATGAGCGAGGTACCTTTGAGCATCTTTAGCTTGTGCGTAAACTTCGTCAAAGTCAATATTCGATTCTTTGCGCTTTTCTTCACGCTGGGCCTTGTATTCAGGATAGCAAAGTAATCGCCAACGTGATTTCCCACTATCCCAAAACATTGCCAAATTATCGAAGGGGAAGGAACTAGTAATATCTGATAATAGATTAAGAACCGATGAAGTTACTCCGTGGTTTTCGGTGCCAGTGCCGTAAGCTGCCCTGAAGACGAGAGGATTACCGTCGATGAGTAAGGAAATCATCTAATCTTGCTTATGCTCGTCCATCCATTCCTTCAGTTCACGAATATGAAGAAATGTTGGCAAACCGATTCTCTTAGCCTCCTCATATTCAGCCAAAGATCCTTCACTCTGTTTCCAACCACTAACAAAAATTACGGCATCGCACCTTCGCAAAATCTCTCTAGTTGCTTGTAGCCAAAATTCGTCATTCTGAATGTCCTCGAAATATGGCCGGGTGTTCGAGTGTGGGCAAACTGGACAAGCTCCCGACTTTGCCACTTCAATAGCAACCTCTTCCGCATTCCTTACGTTTTTCTCAGTGCCGAACCTAGTATCAGATCGATATGGTCCAGCTATGAAAACAAGCTTCATTTTCTGCATCAGATCTTTTCCCATTCCTCTTTGTAAATCTCACACAAAACCTTGTAAAGCTTGTTTGCTGCTTTTTTGTCAAACGTCCCATCATATCCCACATCCGCCTGATCAAACAACGACCCAGCTTCATTGCAACCCTTGTCTTTCTTCATCAAGGGACAACTTTCACAAGTAACGTGGTTCATGTCATAAAAAACACAAAGACCACAAGGACCCTGACCCCGATTAGGATTAGACTCATCCCATTTCACAACTGAAAAAGCGGCAGCAAGCCCAGGCCGATACTTCTTTGGAACCTTACTAATCTCTTCAGCAATTACTGACTCATCCCAATTTACCCAAGCATTATCCTCTGCATCAACCGCCGCACTGTAAATATCCCGAATCTTTTCCCAAGTGTAATTCTTCATTTTGCTAGACATTTTCAAACCTCACTTTTCTGAATCGTCAACCAAATTAGCAACAAACTCAAGAATTTCCTTCCTTGCTGATCTTCCCGCTTCAATATTCGTGGTATTTCTATCCGCAGTACACAGAGCTAAAGCATACTCATAAGTTGCTAGCAAAGAATTAATCGTAATTTTTACCATTTCCTTCTTAGTCATTGTCTTCCTCCGTTGTAATCTTCTCAAAAATCAGCCCATCACCAGCAACCAAACGCATTCGAACACCATCAACTTCCAGCAAGCAGTAGGGTGTGTCTCCTTCGTCTTCGACTGTTTCGCCATATTGAAGAACAAAATTTTCAATCGTTTGATAATATGTTTCATGCCTGGAAGCAAACTGACTCTCAGCAACCTCTAGCCGCTCCTTGTACTCCAAGTATTCATTAAAAATTGGCAAAAACTCAGCAAGCGCCTTCTTGTACAAATCCTCCGAACTCTCAACAAATTCCCTCTTACCATTAGGTGGCGGAATTGGCGAAGTCGTTGGCACACTATTAGCTAACTTGATTACCCGATATTTGCCCTCTAGGACATCGGATTGGAGAATTGACCAAAGAGCTTGGCCACCGTTTACCTTGCACATTAGGTGGATGGTATTGTCAACTGTTTCCAGACCAACTACCACAACCTGAATTTTGTCAGCAGTGGCCAATTCCCAGTCAAAAGTAGTCGGGTTTTGCCAATATACTTCGCCATGCAACAGAATTTCAGAATTAATAGGAATTTGGCTTAGAACCTTTTGTGGAGGTGTTGGAATAGGGGCTGACTTTTCCACAGATTCACAAGCCGTTGCTGACTTTTCCACTGCTGCACCAACGATCCATGCAGACTCAGCTAGATCTTTATGGTCATCCGAAGGTACGTGGGCGGGAACTGGAGCAGCCGTTGTCTCAGGAATTACGACAGGGTTAGCGTCTAATTCTGTGTAGGCTGTGTCATCAATTTTTGCCGCTTCAATATCATTTGCAAGTTCAGTATCAAAAATTGCAGGATCATTCATAACGTTCTGATTGGCACGTAGAACCTCGTCACCACATGCGGGCTCTGGGATAGCTGGAATTGGCGAAGATGGCTCAGATTGGCCGCTGGGGGCATTAGGTGATGAATTAGCTGCATCTTTGCCATGCTTTACTGTAATATGGCGCTGCAACCCCCTAGGATTGAAAGGTGCGTTGCAAACAGGACAAAGAACTACATCGGTATTTGTCATTTTTCTTATCCTTTACAGTTTCGAACCGGCAATGAGCCAAGTTGCTAGCACATTATTGATGGATTTCCCGGTTGCTTTTGAGACGTCGCGAGCAAGATTGTGAACCCTTAGCGGGAAATACAACAAGATCCTTGACATTAGCGGATCATCGTATCTGTCGTTGATTACCTTGAAAAACTTCTCTTTTCCATCCTTGATAATCTCAATTGCGCCAGCTTCTTTCAAATATCTTACGCCATTTGATAGGATATGTGGATTGTAAATGTCTGTGTGAAAATAATCATTTAGATATACTTGGATCATGTCCATCGTTACGTGATCATTGTGATTCTTGAGAACATTGATAGCATTCACAATGTTGCGACGAATTGTAATGACATCAGCGGACTTTCTCTTGCGCTGATGCTTTGGCAGTACGGGTAGCTGACATTCCGCTGGCGTTTTCATGAGAACTTTCCTTTCCTAAATTAGCGCTGCCCCTCTTTTAGAATTACAGCAGCATTATCAAAAATAACTTCCGGACCATTTGCAATTTTCTGTAGTGGTGGAATATCAAGAACAAATCTCTCACCCTCTTTGTACTTTACATAGATCCCACGCTTTTCCCAATCTTCCTGATCATTCCAGTTAATATCAAAAGACTGGAAAAGCATTTCCTGAACTTGGGCACACGATTTCCCATGTAGTTGCGTGTGGGAAAAATGTGCCTGTCCTAAGGAAAGAATACTGTTCCTGGTTGCATCCTGCTCACGCCACACCAAACAATTCACAGCCTCCCACTTGCTAGGTACCTGGAAGGCCCGACAATCAAAAAATGCAAGCGGCTTATCCGGAAAAATCAAAGAGGCTTCCTTATTGAAAAGCGCAGTTGCCATGGACGCACAAACAGAAATTAGCTTAAACACTTTGCCATCAAAATAGATCTGACTCTTTGGGTCTTCTTTGTGCAGTACCAGCGTAATCTCGTCTGACTGAGTATATCCAACAACAGCCGAAGTTTCTATAACAAGCCTTGATGTTACATCCGACATAATTGCAGCAAAGCTCTTGTCAAAAGGCCTTGCCAAACCCCTTGTCCAACTGTGGAACGCTTTCCCATCTAGGCGAACAATTACAGGCAAAGTAGGAAGGAACTGATCCTTCGTAAACTGTTCCTCGTAGGACTTCATACGATTTCCGAGAGAACTGTTTTCCACAGCAAAAATCTCCTTATAGGGTCGAAAATGAACCCGCTATAGCCATAAGGTAATTACGATTTTTTGATTGTCAAGAGGCTTTATTCGGGAATACAAGCGAAATCCGCAACTACATTGTCCCACACACAACGGAAACCTTCGTCACAGGCGGGATTGAATGTTCCGCACTCACAAATATACCCATCTTCGCTATTATTACACGAATCCCCACCATTTTCGTAACAATTATGGGTACAAGAGCCACAGAAGAAAGCGGACATATTGTTTGCACACTCTTCCTCAGATCCGGAAAATGCGGGAATACAAGCCCCAGCTTCGCAACCTGCATACATCCAAGTGTTGCAATAAAGAAAAGAGGCCCCCGCTTGATCCGCATAAGAACTCCAAACAATCGCCCCATTTGTCTTCATAGGATTGCATACAGTATAAGGAGCAGGACTTTCCTCAAACGTAACTTCCCAACTTCCCCAAGCAATGTTCTCCAGGAAACAGGAAGAAGAAAGCCCGTCACACACCGTATGCCCCTTTCTGCGCTCCTCACCACCACCACACGTATCCGGGGCAATACAGCGGAACTGCATCGGGATCATTTCAGGGCTAAAAATTTCTGACACATCCTCGGGAAGAACATCAGAGATGCACTCAGTTCCTTCCACAGCTACTTCACCCCCAACACAGCAAGCCCCAGCATCGCAAGGAATCCCCGTTCCTGAGTCGGATTCGGTGTCTGAATCTGTGTCTGTATCGCTATCCGAATCTGCATCAACACTAGAATCGGAACCTGCATCTTCCTCATCCGTAGAAGTATCCGTTCCCGAATCACCCTCAAAAAAGGCTCGCGGATAGTCCCCGGCAGAAGAACACCCAGTAAGAACAACCAAAAATACCCAAAACAGATTTTTCATAGTAAACCTTCTTTCTACATAAGAATATAAGCACGTTTTTTTGGTTGTCAAGAGGAAAAAGAACTAGAACCAAACAGGAACAGCAACTACGTTGCTAGATGCAATATTTGTATAAATATACTCGGCCCCAGTAGTTCTAGAATGCAGTTCATTAACAATCCCACCACCAATAATGTAATAAAGATCGTCCAAAACATAGAAAGGAAGCTCGGCAACCAGGCCATTCATCAAATGTAGCCTGTTGTGAGTTACATACATACGATTTGTGCTCAATGCTCCCACCGCATAAATAACATGCAACTCTTCAACTACTGCGGAATTACTGCACAAAATCTTGTTCCCAGTAACACACATTATAGTAGGAACATCCGCCACACTTTCGACATAAATCCCGTGTGTCCCGGCAAGAACAGAATTATCCACAGTATTTCCAGAAATCGAACAAGCGCCCCTACAATCGTAGGCAAAAACATGGAAAACTGACCCAACAACACCACCAGCCTTGTACGTTAGATTATTATCAAATGCGATTCCCTCCGCTTGATACAACCAAAGATTAGCACTAGCAGCAGCAAGACTCCCAGCTAGCGTCAGAGAGTTTCCGGTAATAGAAGTTTGCCTTGGCCAAGTAGTCGCTCCCGCAATACACGCCCCCCCAGTCAAAGTACATGCAGCATAATCGCAAGTATTAGACGGAGTAACAAAAATTGAGTTGCCCGAGATGGAACTATAGGAGACATTCGCCGCAAGATAAATACCAAGAGATTTAGAATTGATTCTGTTATTAGAGATATTGAAGATGCTTGCTGTAATATCAGACTTAACATGGATGCCTGTCCACCCTACATCTATGTTGTTCCCACAAATGTTGGACCTCAAATTAGGAGCAGACGCGCTCTTCGGGAAAATACGAATCCCGTCACCACGAACAGTTGGCAATAACCCCGTAAAGGTAATGTTGTTGTTCGACACAACAGTATTCCCAAGATTGCTATAAATCCCATAAACAAAGGTTGCATCGTTATCAACCGCGCCAGCAATCATTACAGAATTACTTGCAACGTTGTTATTGTTGCAAGTTACCGCCCACACTTCATCAACAATGTCCGAATCCTCCAAATGAATACCAGCCGAAACAGAAGTAGTATCCGTCAAATCACCCCAGAATCCACTAACGTTGTTTCCATTTACAGCCAAGCCATTCAAACCTGTCGTATGTGTAGTATCCAAATTGAATTGAGTAAAAATTCCGTAAGCATCTTCATCAATGGAAAGAATTCCCTTCACGTTGTTGTTGGACACGGAAATTGCCCGACAAGAAAGAATACTTGCTCCACCAGCAGCCGCCGCGATAAATTCCGCAGAAATCCCGTAAGTTGATCCACCGCCGCCAGAAGTCGCAGCATCCTTCACAACATTGTCATTAAGGGAAATTCCCTCATACCCGGCTAACAACCCCCCTGCCGCAGTGTCAATATCCAAATAGGATCTAATCCCGTAAACAGCCCCCAAAGAACTTGAGAGAGTTGAAACATTGTTTCCGGTGACTGACATATTACCGGCAACCATCGAAGTCTTAATCAAACCCAACACAACAATGCCGTACAAATCCACACCAAAAATCCCAGCCCCACCAGCATCCTTACTCATTCCCTTGATAACATTTCCCCGGATAGAAACACCGTCAAATATCGACCAAGCTGCACCGCCCCCAGTAGCAAGACCAATAGCAATGCCCATGTGATAACAACGCTCAATAAAATTATTCTCAATTTGCAGACCGCTAATTGTATTTGATAAAACCCGAATACCACCACCCATACTAACAAGACGGTTTCCAGAAATATGTGCCGCACCGTTTCTAACATCAATTCCAACCCCTACGTGAGAAACCGAACCCACCGTCCTAGTAATAGTGTTGTTAATAATCCTGGGAGTGTAGGAAGTGTTCGCATCCAAGTAAATTCCATAGTTGAATGCAGCGTCCGCACTCGTCCCCAATTCAATGTCATTCCCATCAACTAGATATTCACCAGACAATGTTCCACTGATTGCGGGAGTTGCCGTAATGGAATTGTCCGTTATTAGCTTATTGTTCTTGATATGAATGTTCTTTCCATAAAGCTTAATCAAACTACTTGCAATTGAATTCGGTGACTGTGTTACCGTGTTATTCTCAACCCACCAAGAGTAGTTGCTCGCATTCGTACCCGTAATCAAACTGCTTCTTGTTGTAACCTTGTTCCCGGTTACATGAACATTTGAATAAGCCGCACCAGCATAAAGGAAAATGTCGTTGGTAAGACCGACATTCACAAAATAAATGCAACGCTCTACGGTTACGTTGTTGTGCAGCCCAATTGCAGCACCACTATCAACATTCATATAAATTTGTGCATCGGAAATTTTGCTACCACTAGCCAACCGCCAAGCACCAGAAGCATCTACCGCATTGATTGTGACAGAAATTGCGGTAGAGTTGTTCTTTCCGCGAACATTTACGTTCGATGGTTGCGTAATTGTTGCATCAATCGTTGACGGACCAGTTAGCAAAACTTCAATTGTGTAGTCCCGAAGAGTGCGTAATCCTGCGTAAAGGAAGGCAGAATATAGCGAATCAAATGCTGCAAGGGCATCAGAGGCAGTAAATGAAGCAACGGACCAATTTTCCGGCGGTCCGTTAATATTCCGCATCAGATTTGTGTAAGAAGAAATTGCGCCACCAGCAGTCACAATTGAGTAAAGGACTACGCCGCGCTCAGGTGCGTCCGTGGCATCGGTTCCTTCAAAAACGCTGCTAACCCAAGGCGTAAGCTTAGTTGACCCAATTACATAGTTTACTGCGTCAGGAATTGATCCTGCGAAATCTGCCGTCACAGGTAGAATTCGCATTGTCCCACCAGCATCCAAATAAATTAGATTTATCTCGTTGTCGTACAAAGTCTGTGCAGAACCGGCATAATCAATTCTCTTACCACGACAATAATAACCACCACCACGGAAATTAAGTGTCAAACCAGCGGCACCATAATATGCGAAATCATATGCTGTTGTATTCCTGCGATATAGAACTCCAGATTCATGTAATTCATCTTCAGGAGAATAAACTAATGTTTGAAGAGCAGAGTCAGAAATGTTTTCTACGGCAAGCGTCCCTCGGGCACGTTTATCTACAACACTTCGCGTGCCACCTTGATAGGGCTTGTAGCCAATTGCGAAGCGCGGTGGGGCCGCGAGGGCATCAAGCCAACCTACCACAGAAGCAATTTGAATGTTCTGCGTCCAATCGGGAGAAGCATACACGATCAAACTATCAACGTATACACCAACCCCAGGAGAATTCGCATCAGGGGATAAGGCAACATCCCCACCACCGACAGGAGGTGCAGGAGTATTGACCAGCAAATCTAGCCAGCCTTCAGACGTGTAATCATATAAGCGAATTACTTGTGATGCAGAAGCAAAAGGAACAATTACTACCTCACCGCCGTTGAAACTATAACTAAGCGTCGTTGCCCCCACTGTCAAATTCAAAGCAAGTCCAGCGCTCGCCGGATAAGAAGGAGACATATCAACGGGCCACACACCAGTAATTGTTCGTGGACCACCAGACTCATCAATCATTGCTTTATGATGAACAGCAGCAACACCTTCATCGCTCAAATACACTTCATAGAGATGTGTACCAGTCGTGGCAGTAGGAATTACGGCGGGTTCAAACATAAATGATGTTGGAGAAAAGGAAGTAACACGCTTTCCATTACACATGTATGCATCTTGACCAACTAAGGGAACCAATGAGAGCATGTCAGCCGTCAAGGGGAACGAAATTGTTGCTTGAGCAGCAGAGGCGGAAGATGTATAAACGAAGCCCCCCGAATGGAGGAGATCTTGATGCTCATTCAATAAACCAAGATCTGAACCGCTAATATCGGTCAAACTAGTGCCGTGGGGATTTAAGGGAGTGATCACGCCCGTCCCAATCATGCTCCGGTGTAAATTATCTTCAGCAGTTAATCTGGGGATCTCTTGGTAGTAGAGATTGTAAATATCCGCAGTAACAGCAATCGGCGTTGCAATAACTATTGGAAGCATTGACAGGATAACTTGAACACGAAGGAACGTTCCGGCCGATCCGGGAAGGTCAATGTTCATGTCCCCAGTAATCTCTTGCCAGCCGCCCCCAGGGGGAGCAACAACTGGCCATGCTGCTTGATTTGGCGCATTCCATCTGAGATATTGGACAGGACCTGCCAAGCAATAATGTTCCAATGTCCCAGTGCCAGGAATTGTATCCGTAGACACAGCAAGAACAGTCACACCTGGGATAGTTGTGAAAGTCATCGGGTCGCTATAAAGAAGTGCTGAATACGACGTCGGTGAAAAGATATTGGAAGTTGTAAGATTCACACCCGGCCCATTAGCTGTAACTTTTCCAATAATGAGACAACGATCAATTGCAGCATTTCCCAAATTAGGGTCAGTTGCGGGCAAGGCATTGAACACACTTTCCTCATACACACGAATTCGCCAAGCCATTTCAGCACATGTTGCAATAGTTGTCCCATTGCTTTCATGGGGCTGCTTGTATGTAGAATTCTCGCAATATTCCGCTACAACATAATTGACAGCATTGAGAACATAGCTGTCCAATACAATTGAAAAATAATTGCTATCGGTTTCAATGAACTCGCCATTGGGGACGAATCCAGAGAGCATTGAAATATCTATACGGGTGAGATCTAAGGCATTGACTGTGATCAAACCGCCAGAGTAGATCCCCCTAGAGGTCCAGTCCGTTCTCCCCCTAAGGATCTCTGCGGCCTTAGTCAATTCTGTGCGGCGAAGCGCAACATGATCGATCAATATTCCATCGGGGTACGTACTACTATTCATTTTCAATCTCCCTTAGCCATGCTTCCTTATCCCAATTCTTGGGAAGTTTTGCTTGCTTGCTACAATTCTCTTTACCCCACAACGGACGTAAATTACTGAAATGACATACACGCTTAAGCTGTCTAGGATCTGTTAAATCAACACTTGACAAAGAAATTATATGGTCTATATGCCAACCTTTTGTTGAATGATTCTCCCACGTCATTTTTTCAAAAGTTTTTGAATTTTCATAAAACATTTCCTCTAAATAGGAAGACAATTCTTCTATGGTGCACCCCATAAACTCAATTGCTGCCCCATTATAAATTTCTGTATCTAACCCCGCTTTCTCAAGAAATTTTCTAAATCTTCCCCGTACACTTTCCTGGAGCCGGAACTCTAAATGTGTCCCTCTATATTCCCTAGCCTTCGCATTCTTACAATCTCTGCAATAAGAAGACAACCCGTCCTCTTTATAACGACATTTTGGAAAATCTTGTACATCTTTCAAAATACTACAAGCTTTACATGTCTTTGTCCCGAACAAAAGGGGCTCAAAATTCCTAGAGGCCTTCCAAACAACAGCCGCAGCGCTACTACAAGATTTACAGGCTGACTCTAAACCATCAGTCTGAAGCCTACAAGCATAATATTCATGCGCCCCTTTCAGAACCCCGCACTTAGTACACACTTTAATTACCGTCAGGTCTGGTTCAAAATTAACTTTATTACTTCTCTCTCTTTTCTTCTCCAAAGTACAAGACTTACACAAAAAATCTAAGCCACCCTTTAACCTTTTATTTTTATAAAATTCGGAAAAAGGAAGCAAACATAAACAACCTCCGCACTGTTTTTTATCAGCAGTAATAGTTAGTACGGTCCGAACAGGAACGTATTCAGAGGATTTATACCACTTAATGTAAACACTTGCACAAGATCTGCACCAAACATTAAGTCCGTCCTTCATTTTTTTATCTTTGCTAAATTCCGAAAAGGGCTTCCACTCTCCGCATTTCGTGCAAATCTTCCCAGAAACTTCTTCCTTAATCCCACTACCTAACAAAACCTCTTCCGTCTTATACACAACAGTATTGTCCCAAGCTTCTGAACCCTCAAAATATCCCACTTCAATTTCTTGACATTCTTGACACATCTCTAGCCCCACACATTGGTCAATCCTGGCACATTAGGTGTGCCGTGCAAATGCAAGCCCTTCAAAACCAGCGAGCGAATTCTAAAATCCAGCGTATCTCGAATCCCCCCAACGGTCAGCCTTAATTGTTGGATAGGAAAAAGCACGCCCGCTGAATCCACTGAATGCACATTTTCATTCTTCTCGATTTCTTTCCATTCAGCCGCGACACAATGCCCTACATCAACTCCGCAACGCCATTCAAATTTAACCCCTTGTTTTAGCTGCATATTTTGTTTGTACGTCCCTAAAACAACCGGCAAACTAGGAACATCCACGTCAATTTCTAGATAATTTCCTACCGCGTCAAAGATAAGATACGAGCCCGATAGCACAACGGGTACTAAGGTGCCCGCATTTCCCAAACTAGAAATTAACCGGAAATTATAAACTGGACCAAAAGTAACCTCGCACTCAAGCGAAGCCTCTGGCCCTAAAGCTGTACCTGAAACATAAGTTACTTCTACTCCAGGAATTAGATCGAGCACCGCAGGCACAGCGCGCAAACCAACATCCAAATGAGAAACTTCATATGAACGACTTTCTTCATGGGTTAAAAAGTATTGGGCTCCGATAATAACTTGAGACGAATCAATTTCAACCGTACTTGAATTGATAAACCTCCAATATCTTTGTGCAACTTCACGCTGCTCTCTAGAATCTTGGAAATAAAGCCGGGCAGTCTGTTTATTCATAGTTGATTTACGATCCAAAAACGCTTGTCCAGTATCTTGGTTTACGAAGATTGGAACAGTACTTAAATACGCACCTTCTATAGTATCTCTTCGATCCCACATGCAAAAATCAGCGAACCAACTGTAGTCTAGCTGATAAGGGTCCACTGTAAATGTGGTTGTTGTAACTCGGTAAAGTAGGTTATAGTCTATCTCGTAAACAGATGAACTTGAATAAGCTGCCGCTGAAATTTCGATCTCCTTACTTGTATTAAACCACCAATTTGCAGCACCAAGAACAGTTGTATTTGGCAATGGAATAGAATCCATGAGCAACACAGCCCCGTGTTGGTCTTGATCAGAGTCCAATAATAAAGGAGCTTTCCTTGTAATTGGATTAACTGCCAACAATTCTCCTGTAACTGGCAGAGCACTTGGGTACAAGTATGAATACATAAATGGATCTGCTGGTTGAATTGTCAGGTTCACCAATTCTGATGCGGCCCAATCCGCTTCTGTAATAGCGCCATGCAAATTCTTGGCCACACCTAAAGCATCTCGCTCAGTTGCGTCAAATATGTCCAACGCGATGTGGGCTGGAGAAATTTCTCTAGTAAGACCACCATAAACACTGGAATCACTAATTACGACATTTTTGCTCATAGTTACCGCAGGAGGAGATCCGGTAAGTATTGGCAAAGCTTCCCTCGTAATTGTAGTTACCAAATACGAACCATCACTAGCATATAGCGTATAGGAGCCCGTAGAGATAACACTTACCCATCCTAGCCCAAAGCCCCAGGGTAGGTCATAGGCGTTCCATCTGACCAGCCTAGAGTCTCCCAGAGCGTTATATGAGTATTCTAGTGTACCTAGCCCAGCAGGAGTATTTGAAGAGATTGATGTAATCTCCACACCAGCATACACAGTACTCTTATCCGCAATTTTATATTGCAACCCTAGATATTCTTTTTGCCTTAATGAAAGAATATCGGGTGACCATACATACGCGAGTTCTCCAAAATATTGCCTATGTCTAGAACGAGCAACCGTACCAAATTTTAGACTACGGCTATTAATGTATTTTACTTCCGCAGTAAATCCTTCGAAAATAATTGAATGGTTAGGATTTACAGACGTCACCACAACTTTGATCAATACATCTTGATCAACATTTGGTGATGGTTTGGTCATATCATCAATACGGAATGTTCCACTAATAAATGTTGGCTTTCCTAGTCCTGTAGTATCTCTGGGAATCCAAGTACTCGTTCCGTAATAATAATTCAATCCTCCGTCAAATGACACACCAACATAAGCGAATGTGGTTACGTTCATTTCATTCCGTAACCATCCGCTAATTGTCATTTCGTAATTCTCATAATCGTACACAAGAGAGTGGCCCCTCTGAGGACTATTGGTACCCCTCGGTCCAGGCTGTGGAAATGGTACTCGCTCAACTCTGCCATCAATAGTAATATTATCTGCAACACTATCAATCTTCCAAGCATAAGATGATGAAGGATCAAATGGATCAAGCTTGTCAACAATAACTGATCCTTCGACAATAACCGCACCACGAACATTTGTGGCAGTCCAATTATCGGGGTGTGCGTATTGGAAAAGCGAATCATCCTCAACATCAACTAAATCCCACACAATTGCTGCGGGTAATAGTGAAGCATCAACTAGTACATTCAAGCCCTGAGTCTGTGCCAAATTTTCATTAAATCTATGGTAAGTAAAAGAGAAGCTTGCTGTGTCAAGGGCAGGCCAGGGACTAGCCAATACATCCATCTCATCGGGATCGGCCCATACTACCAATTGAGCACCCCAACCATCTGTCAATGTATACACACCAGGATCTGTAATAGCGACAAAAGCACCGGGGGGAGCAGTTGGTGAAGCCCAGGCCAATGAATGAACATCAGTTGTACCATCGTAAAGATGTCCAATTATCGCAGTGCCAGAGTTTATATCAATTGTCCCAGCACCTTCTACAGCGCTTACGTAGAAAACTCCGGACATTAGATCGTGCATTGCAACTAGGTCGCCTTTGACAATACCAAACAATGCAGGAGCACTATTAAATAAGCCGTTGTCAATCCTTATGCTAGATCCTGCCGCAACTGGACTTTGAACCAACAGATAATTACTTGCCCCATAGAACAAGACTGAAGCAAAAGCTGCGTAAGGTGCGCCAAATCTAGGATCGGCAACCAACGCGGCATTAATATCTGCCGCAACATTCGCCGCAGTAGGATTTGGCAAACCAGTTACGAGTTGTATCGCAATATATCCGCCACCAATATTCTCATCAATGGTCAAATAGATCATATCATTGGTAGCCACAACAACGCTAAATGGCTCTACACGATCCCCGGCAATATGTGCTGGAATTGCTGATGGCGGTCCCGGAAGAAATAACTCGCCATTATTTGCCAACATAGCTGGACCAGGAACGCCCAAAGGAGCCCACACTAATTCATTAACTGTATTGTCATAAGAAAGTATCCCAATTGGTACGCCACCAGGAACATCGGGCTCACAGGACAACACTGAGACACCCGTAATGTTATTTGTCTCTTTGGAAACCGCCGCAGATCTTTCCTTGAATCGGTCGTTCTCAATCCAGGATGAATTCAACACCCAATTCGGGCCATGCGTTCTTCTGGAATAGCCTAGTGGACCAACCTGACATATGGTTTCGACAGCTTTCGCAAACCCCGCGTACTGTCCCCCGTAATTTCTATATGCTAATCGAAGCTCATGCAAAGTATCACGGTATGCTGACAAACTAAGGCCCAAATCATTATAATACCCGACGTATTGGCCAAAGCAATCCTCAACACCAGTAGCGGTAACTGTCGTAATGGCCATATCATCACGAACGGTTTGGATGTTATCGTCAATGAGTTCCAATGTTGTGGCATACGCGGCCATCCACAGTGCATACTCACGAACTGTCAACCAGGAATTTTGCTTTCTCCCGGTCACACTATTCAACAACTGGATTTCAACTTCGCCCCTTGGTAATGGCCTGCTAAAAACAACATTACCAATCACATCGCTAATTACCGTGCCAGAGAATACTTCATTTAGATAAAGTCCGAATTCATTATTCGGGGTATCAGTTTCTAAGCGAATCTCGGTATTGCCATATCTAAAGGGAATTACGATACCTTTGGATTCGTAAAAGGAGCCACCAATTACACTCTTGACTAAATCGGCATAGCGATTAGCACTCATCTAATAACCCCCGCCCAATCCCTTAGTGTATCCCGCTGGCGTAACAACTTGAGCATCATCAATCAAGCTTAATTTCGTTGCTTGCTGAACGTTATCAATTACTGTCAATCCATCGACGTAGTAGTAAAGATACGAATCAGTATTAGTATCTAAACCATTACCAACTACCGATGTATCCACTAATCCAGCATATGCAGCACTTTGTCTTAAGTTATCAACACTCGGTGGTGCATTTCCCCTGAGTCTATAGTCGCTCACAATTACTGTATCGTGAACTGGTTGATTCTCAAACACTGCAAACGGGCGGTAATAGAACCACTCGACCATTGTATTGAAAGCGTCGTAAGCTGCTGCATTATTGTTTCCATAAATTCTAAATGTCGCTGGTGTAACTACAAAATCATGTGACAATAATACAACAGTTCCGTTAACGATGAAATACACATCAGTTTCCCACCTTAGAATTTTGAACATAGAAGTTCCCACGGTCCAAGGTGCCGTATACGAAGAAACTACTACACCATTTCGCCAAACTTCACACAATAAATTTATGGCGGATGAATTTGCGCCAAGTGTTATTGAAATTTGGCAATAATTGGTAGCATTCACGTACAATTGAAGTGAAAGTACATTAACAGTTGAAGTAGGGTACAAAACGTACCTAGGTATGGTGCAACGAATTTCCCCTTGAACATCAACCCAATTGGACACGGACTCTACACCAGCAATACCCCCTGCAACGGCCCCAGTTGACAGCGTAAGGTTCGGGGAAGCTACTGTGGCTGTCCCAGTACCCGCTGATATGTCTGTCCATTTAACGGGGTCTAGGACGGCTGCTGTGAATTGGTCATCCCAGTGTCTTGGGTCAAATCCTATCCCTTCCATGACGAATTCATTACCGCCTACTGAGGGACCGGTATCTGGGCTGACTGAAGTAATGCTTGTGACTACCCCGTACAGTACACCAGTTCCATATTTAAATAAAGAGTATTTCATTTTTATTATATCAAGTTAATGATCAAATCAGGATCAGCAATTCTCGCGTACTCATTTGGGCCTATCGCAATATCTGCTACGCCAGTTCCCGTTGAAATTGCCAAAGTTGTATAGGTGAAATTATCAACTCCGTAGACTTGGGCAACAACTGAGTCAATGTCGAATTCCTCAACAGCATCGCCCAATTTTAGCGAATTGATATAATTCTTGATTGATGTCCTTACCGCATTTTGTACATCGGATGGATTACCTGAACGTACCTTGACATTTGCTTCAATGAGTAAATCAACTTGCTGTGCCCAACGGAACAATTGATTCTGCCCCATTGTATATTCTTCTGGCTGTGTGTAATACGAAGTCAGAATATTGATAAGCGAATTATAGCTGTAATCTATGATAAGGGGATCTAGCAAATTAGCTGGCAATGTCGTAGCAGTAGTAAGGAATTTGATACCATCTTGCGCTAATACACTGTTAGACCATTCGCCAACATCGGTAACAATTTCGTAATCTGTGTCCTGTACGAACAAATTACCGACTGAATCGCGAACTGCTGTAACCGTCATTAGCGGTTGTCTATCCAAGGGAATGAGCGTTTCTACACCTGGGTAAGTGGTTACGTAACGTTTGGCCGATGGTTGTTCGCCAAGAACCCAAATATCAACTGCACCAGCGTCAAATTGTTCGCGAGTCATGGCGGTATTTTGGCCATATACTACGTAAGCATCACTAACGGATGAAAAATTATCTAGGACAGATCGTTTAATGCCTGCTGGAACTCCCGGCTTGGAACCAGCAACGTGTAGTAAGTAACGATCAGCAAGGTCTAGGTTAGTTTCCAAGCCCTTACCAGAAGATGTTTTTTCCTTATTGAAAACTTCATCAAATCCTGGAATTGGCCTACGGAAAACAGTAATGGTATATGGGCCAACAGTAGTAGTAGCACCAACAGTAATTGAAGCAACTAATACATCAATTTCGTATTTCCCAGTATCCGCATTAAAATATGACAATGGAGCACTGGCGAACATTGTCTTTGATTCAATAGTACGGAAAACAATTGATGCACCTGTACCTGGGTCAACTGGCGTGGATAATGGGAAATTCAATGGGATAATCAAGTTACTAGTTGGTGCCTGTGCTCTGGAAAAAGTAACCGTAGCAACAGATCTAGAACCTGACCAACGAACAACACCCTCATTGAAAACAATATCATCGAGGTCATCTGGAACAACACGGTCAGCATATTTCATAGAATTCAAGACGCTCAGATAAACCACACGATTATTCTGCTGCTCTAATACCTCAGAAACGGGGTCAATTTGCAAATCCCGGATTGGCCCAATTCGAGTATCAAGAGAAGGATCGCGAGAAGCAATCCCCTCAATAATCATTGTAGCAAAATCGCTTGCTGATATTCTATTAAGAGCCATGTACTAACCTCACAAAGTTCCACTAACTGAGAAATTTTCACGACCATCAACAGTCAAAATATCCAAGCGCCACCTGAAATTTCTTGGATCATCTCTAATTGGCCAAATTTGAACAGCGCCAATACTATCGATAAGTTCTTTTGCTGTTCGTCTACCATACAGATATTTTCTTTGTGCTGAAATGAGGCGATTCATTCCAGTTTGAAGCTTCATTTGGAAATCAAATGCAACTGGCGCAAAAGAGAAAGCAGACGCGGGGTGTTCGGCATCAGAACCTACACAAGAATCCAGGTTACAACCAAGACCCGTACTATTTCTGGTATCCGTTGAGAGGTTCATCCTTACGTCTTGCTTACATTTGTCACTGTCTGTAAGTGTGGCATAAGATGTATTGGAAACATCCCGAACCATGTCGCCATCAACTATTTTCCAAGTATATGACATTTATGGTACCTGTGCCGCTGCGTCCATGGTTGCCTTGTAAATTGCGTCGTCCAAAATATCAATAGCCATTATCAAATTCGCTTTTGTCTGTTCCCAATACGCAATAAGTAAGTTCAATTTATTCTCGAATGATATCATATTTAGGAAGCGTTCCTTAAACCTGTTGAGTGCTGCAACCGCTGTATCAAACAAATAAAGTGCCGGTCCAAGGAAATATGAATAAAACTCGGGGCAAAGTTCCGCAGCAGGACCCCCAGGGATTGAAGTCATTTGATTTCTTATCTGGTCCAAAATCTTTTGAATTTGATCAAAAATGTACTTGTTTGCCAAAGCAACAAGCCCCCATTGAGCAAGCCAAGCTTTCAAAATTGCAATTTGGGCATCAATAAATGCAATAATACCCAAAAGGAAATTTTTAAGCATTTTCAGGATTTCAGCAAGTTGTGAATAAATCCACCTTAAAATACAAACTGCTAATGGTTGTGCTGGCGTTGACATATTTTCACCCCTACATAGCCGTTGTTGTGGTTGTTGCTGAAGAAGCCAACAAACCTGCCAAAGCTGTGGCCGCAGCAGAGGCCGTACCACCAGAAGGACCAATGACAACAGCAGCAGCAGTCCAAGCCGCAGCAGCAGCCGCAAAGTACGTTGACCAAGCCGCCAAAAGCGCTGGCGTTGCCTTAACCAGCGGAAGACCCCCTGTAGCGCCCAAGACTACCGTTCCCAGGGCCGAGATTGTTGGAGCCGTCATCGCTATAGAGGTGGAACCAGAAACGGTTATAGCTGGGCCTGTGAGCGTTATAGAGGCAGTACCAGTTAACGTTATTGCCGGGGAAGTTAAAGAGTAAGTTCCCGTGCTGTTATGTATCGTATTCAGATTATCAATTTGCCAAGTTGCTGCTGGCGTCATCCACTGAAAACCAACAGCCGTAGGGGCAGAAACTCCATAATTTCCAAGATCATCAATGGCAGAAACATAGAAATCTGTTTGTCCCAACGGATCTTTAACAGAATGAAGCATCCGAACCCCTGTGCCAACCATCAACACGAGGGGTTTCAAACTAGGATTAAGAGCAGGAACCATAGGGGTTACGGTTAAGTCATCGATAACCTCCCCCTGATGAATACGGCTCATCTCAATTGGAATACCACCAGCAAGACTGTAACAAACCGCATCATAGGACTCTTGCGCCGTTTTTCCAGCATTTGCAGGAATAATACTGAAAATATAAGTCTCTGCTGCGTCAGTGGGAATTTTGTACCTTCTGGCGTCCCCCTTGCGTCTGGTGCTGGCTTCACCATAAGAATCTTGCACTAAGCCTGAAGTAGTTGTAATATCCCCCATCGTTTGATCGATATAAATAGAATGTGGGCCACTGCTTACTTTAACCTTGTCACCCATATACAAGAAACAACCATTAGCTGACTTGAAATCCCAATCCCCAGGTTGAAGCCTCTTACCCGCCGCCTCACCCCAACCAATTCCCCCTGTGGCAGCATTTACATCATCCTGGTATTTGAAACCCTCATAGAAAATAGCAGAATAGCCTAATGCAAAAGGATCTCCGGTCGTTGAAAACCCGATTAAAATCATATCCCCCTCTTGCGGAATATACCTCCCCCAAGAAGTAGCTTGCACACTTGTAGTATCGTCATCGCTTTTTTTCGGCGGATAAGACAGACCAAGCAGAGGAAAAGTAACCTCCCTAGAATACAAGAAACCATCAAAAACAACTTCAACCGTACCCTTATCAATATGAACAGCCTTCACTCTCCCACGGTGGATAGCAGAAAAGAAAGAAGTGTTAGCCTCTTTTGCCTGCTGTGAAGAGCTTTTATTTGTTCTAATTCTACCCATTACCTACCCCTTGTCGCTTCCTCTGAAAATAGCCTGTTTTACAAAGGAAGACGGGTTAAACGCATAATCCCCGCCAAAGTATTCATGTATATATTTACCGCTAGAATCAGTCTTTCCTCCCCAGCCACGGACAGAGTTAATATTTATTGTAGTGTCACAATTACTATTCCAAACAACTGAATGAACCAAGCTCACAACAGTTGCAAAATAATTCCTATATTTCCAATAAACGGGACGATTTACCATTAGCCCAAATTTTGGTGTAGTACCTATAGACAAATTCCGCATCTCTGCATTTTCCCGGCGAAGCATCAAATTGGCAAAAATTTCAGATCCTTCATCAGTGTCAATAAATTTCCAAGGATCAGTAGTTTTGACCCTAGCGCCTAATGTCGGAACTAGACCACGCGCCGTAGCATAATTTGGCCTAAAAGCTGCATTATCCGCAGCAGTGGAATTGCCGGAAATAGCATTTTTTACGCTAACATACAAAGTAAAAATTCCGTCATCTGAGGCCGTATTGCTAAAACTAATTTGTTCATATGGCTCAATTGTTTGCTCTTTTACATAATTAACTTTTGGAATCTGTGAAAAATCAAGCCCCTTAAAACCTGTGATCATTTCCTGAAAACCCATTTGCATATTTGTCAAAGTCTGCACATCTGTATCAGAATATTTACCTGTATAAATCGTGTCAAAATCCTCCTGGTATTTATAAATACTATCGGCAGGATCATATTTCCCTGAAGCGTCAGCACTTGGGCCAAACTGATCAGGATCATAGTCATAAAAAGCCAGCTCAAACACCAAATCGCCCTTTGGTGTAGCATAGAACCTATAAAAATCTGTACAAGCAGCCAACTCATAGAGCAGAGTCAAACGATCCAAATATATAGCGCGGGCAACAATAGAATTTGTCGATAGTGCCTTATCAATTACATTTGTGCCTAAACCCTTTGCCAATTGAGACTGAGTTAAAAAATACACCCTTCCGCCACCAACAGGATAACTATTAATATTTTCGCCAATTATAGAAATAATGTCCTTCATGTTTTCAGAATATGAAGTAGGGCTTTCGTCTTTATGCATTGTGTACAGATCTTTAGGCGTAACCCTGTGGCTAATCAAATCATTCCACTGCTTAAGATCCGTTAACTTTGTTCCTATTTCTGGAGCACCCTCAACAGACTCCCCAATATAGTAAGCCGTCACCCCAACAGAGTCGTTATCTCTCTTAAACCTTACACCACGCGGACTTGCAATTGCACCTAAATCTCTCCCCTGTGTTAATGTCCCCTTAACTGTCTCAACTTCTCGGTTTACCATAAACTCAACCAAAAAATTACGGTCACTTTTCCAGGAAACAACGTCCCCTTGATCTGAGCCTATTGTGCTGGACCCCAAACCATTAGTCCATTCCGTGATAGCATTCTTGTATACCAGTGACGAAACCATTTGTGTAGAAATATAATTCATTATGTCATCATTTGACATTTGAGAAATTTGGTCCATCTTAGACTGTTTCACAAAGCCCAACAAAGAATCTGAGCCAAAAAACAAAACCTCCAGCACTTCAAACACAGTCATCCCAGCAAAATACTCTTGGTACAAATTCAATCCGGTTGAAGAAGTATTAGCAATAGTCTTCAACTTATCCGTAACGTTGACGTCCAAAATTCCAGTGTCAACATTAACAATAGCGTGCCGAGCAATCTTCGTAATATCAGTACAAGTAATTAAAACCGTACTTTCCTTATTTGTGCCTTTATTCTCTGTAAAAGAGTCCATGAACCCCGTAAACATCCAATACCAAACTCGGGGGTCATAAGGATCTCTAAAAGCTACACGAACTGGATCATTGGGATGAAAAATGCAGTCCCCCTCTTGCATAGGATAATCAAACAAAACTTCTTTTTTATAGTGAATTACTTCAGATTCTTTATCCTCAGTTGCATCCTGACTCCAAGTCATTTTTTTACTAAGAACTTTTAGCTTAATGTCCATAGGAACGTAAGAAGACGACCATTCAAGCCCCAAAGCCCCCTTTTCCTCAAGCTCACTTTTAACAGAAGCAGAAGAAGGTGCTTCTCCCTGCGCTTGATCGGAAGATACTTCCCCAGACAGCAAAGACGCTAGTGCCTCTACATCTTCATCTGTCATACCTGATGTTGTAAAAACACTAAATTCTTTATCATACTGTCCCTTAAACGAGGCACGGGACGAACCAATAACTTTCATATCGTCTCTTGTAATGATGTATTTATCATAGGGATTCACCAAAGTAATAGCACAAGACCCAGGCATTCTTTCCAATGACCCGCCAGAATGAGTTATCCGCACATCCATTACATCTTGTGTAATTTCATTCCCGAAAATGAATACACGATAAGCCGGAAAAGCCGACCTATACACGCCATCAGCAGAGGTAAACTCTTCTTTCCAGGGATCACTCATGGTGCCTTACCTACATCATTCAAGAAAGTTTGGCTCAAATTCTTTATTACCGAACTAAAAATCATATCCTGCGTTGGATTCGAATCAAGTGCGGTAAATCCGAAAGACCAACGCTTATTAAAAGGCTCATCCGCAGAATCAGCAAATTCCAGTACTTGATCAAAGTGCCCAATAAAAGTAACAAACGAGTTCCCAAACAATGGACTCGCATATGAAATATACGTCATCACGGGATAACCGTTCGTAGGATCTATTACCGGCTCCCGTGTAAGAGAGTACAAATTCCAAAAAGCAGCAAGACGCACAACCCCCGCCGTATCTTTGGTCATTCCTGCGGGCTGCAAAGTAACATCAGTCTCATACTGCCGAGAATCATCAGAAAATTGCTTATCCAGCCAATCTGAAAATTGATTAACACCCTCTGCGGCTTTATCCATAAACCCAGTTTTGAAAGCACCCCCACGACGAACATTGATATTTCCTGTCATCCCCTGAAAAGACATTTTCAAAATATCATTATTTCTTCCCACAGTGTTTGTCCAATGAAAAAAAGTCGCCCCCTCCATGGTATCTTTTCTGGTAATACGCTTTGCTTGACTAAATGAAATATTTGTAGGATTCATCAACATAGACAAACCCTTTTGTCCCGTTTTCATTCTCATCGTATTGGTAATATAAAAAGGCACACGAAGCGTTCTATCCTCATATGGACTCATCGCTCGCATCATCGCTTCCGCAAAATTCGGAATTGATGAATTCTTGTTCATATAGTCTTTGTAATTTACCGCCACAAATCACCTTCCTATCAAGACCCTAGATTTTAGAAGACTCCCCAATCATATTCGATTCCAAGCCAGCAGCCCCCAACTGATTAAACCACTCCTCTGGGTTTATACGTTGATCCATATTTTTCAAATTAGCGGCAGGACGTTCATCTTTCCTACCGGGCTTCAGAACTTCAAAATGCAAGTGAGGGGAAGTAGCCTTATCTTTCCCTGTACTAGTTCCAACAGAGCCTATCAAATCTCCTGCAAAAATTTCATCACCCTCTTTAACATTGGCATCCTTCATGTGTCCATACCAAGTAGTAACCCCGCCATATTGTCCAGGGTGCTCAATTGTGATATTTTTACCAATACCTTTTCCCTCACCAACATGCGTAACTACTCCTGGTGCCGGTGCATAAATAGGAGCGCCGGAAGGAGCATTAATGTCCACACCAGTATGCGCCCGACCCTCGGCTGCACCAGGACGCAAGGACTGTTTACGGAATCTTCCACCAATTTCCCCGCTTTCAACCATATTTACGGGGCCAAATGGATCTATATTTTCCACAGAATTTCCATAGAGCAATCCGCATCTAGGACAATTACCTACCAGAGACATTGTTATATTTCCCAGCTCATCAACACCTTCACTAACTAAGGATAAATCTCCACCCACCCAATTGTACTCACTCTCTTCTTCTTCCATATTGGAGATATCTTCTTTGGACATCAACCCATACTTTCTCCTATCTCCAGCAGAACCACCGCCCTTCTCAATAATAACTGGAATAGTACGAACTCTCTCAGAAGAAGGCATCGTAGCAGACAACCTACCTGCCGTCGTTTTCTCATCATCCGCAGTGGAACCACCTAAATCAATTGCTTTTCTAAGGGCCTTGAAAGAAGGACCAAGCAAATCTTCACCCATATTTTCTAGACCACTTGAAAACTTACTCCACCCTTTTGCCAACTTATCCGTATTATCACTTGCGGACTTACTGATGGCCTTATATGCTGCCTCTATTTTACGATCATGTTCAGCAGCATCACCTTTCATATCAGGCTTCTTGCCCTTTACGAGCCAAGTCAAAAGTTGAGGAATTGATAAATCATTAAAGCGCCAGTACAAAGCCTGAAAGGTAACAATTAAGTAGGAGCCCACATCCAAGATCAGGCCCATAATGGCCTGCCCCATCTCACTGACCCCCTTTAAAACTTTATTCAACTCAAGTTGGAATTTAGAAATCTTCTTCTTTTCTGTTATATATGAATCTTTAAAAGCGTCAGCAGATTCTTTCATAACCTTTCGAGCTTCTATTTTCTGCCCACTATCAATGAGCTTTTTTATAGCTAAGGCAGCAGATGAACCCTGCTCATTCATACCCATACCTGAATTTTTCATAATCCATTTAGCTGTGTCTTCATCATTATTTGCTTGTCTCATCGACATTGTTGCTTGAATATATGCCACTTGCATCAATTCATCTAAATCGCCACCACCCTCCTTCTTTCTTTTTATTCTATCTATGGCATTTTCGAACCGTTGTGCAGCCGCAGGCCCCATTTCCGGTGCCAAGCCCATCTGAACGCCCATATAGGCCATCATTTCCTGTGACATACCCGCAATAGATCCAGCAATATTCTGCAAACCTTCTGCTGCAAATTTACCCGCAAATTGCTTTGGCAAACCTAACTTTTCAAAACCTTCTTGCAATTTAACAGATAGAGCAACAACATCATCAATGTCAAAACCAAACTTTTTCAATGTATCGCCAGCAGTCTCAATATTCTTCAAGAACTGCATAGTACCAATTCCGGACTCCTTACCTGCCATCATCATTTTGTACAGAGAATCTTTGGCTTCATCCAAACCTTTCCCATAATCTGCCATTATTCCAACCATGCGTTGGGCACTTGTCCCACCCGCAAGATCAAACATTTTATCCAGAGCCAAACCAAACGTCATATAATTATCCCGAACACCTTTGATTCCAGAGTCCAAAGGCTTAAGCATCTCCTGAACTCCGATACCGCTTCGAATAAACCCCGCCGCAGCCCCCTGAGTTTCTTCTTTAGCAACGCCATAGAATTTTTGCAGATTTTCCTGCAATTGTGAAACTTGGGCCGTCCCTCTGGCCACAGCACCCTTGACACTGGAGTCAACGGCCTCTACAAGCACGTTGGTGACCTCCCCAGCCTCCTTACGCATCCTGTCCTGCTCCATATACCCAAAGCCAATTATGCCCAACAGCGTGGCTCCTACGTTGCCAGGAGAGGGTATGTAGGTTTTGTGCATAAATCCCGAAAAAACTTTTTTAATTCCTGCCCATTCTTTTGATAAGAAAGAACTAGGGCGTTTCTGTTCTTTTGCAGAAACACCAGTAATATTTCCCTTCTTGTCCTGAGTAAAACGAACTAGAAAGTCTTTTGGATCACCCTTAAAAATTTCCTGAAATACACTTAAATCTTTTATATCAACTGTAATTTTACCTAAACTGCCCATAGCCTTGGAAGAATTTATAAAAAACTCAGCATGTAGCTTCTCGGCCTGTTCTTGACTTGCAAAGCCCTCTTGAATCCTTGAAACAGAAGAAAGGGACTTCAGCAACTCTTTTGAAAGTGTATCCAGAACAGGTTGAAAGCCCTCTTTTAAAGATTTAAGGGTTTCATCAAATAATGTAGTATTCTTCGTAGACAGAGTTTGAAGAGTTCTCCCCAAATCTGTAAAATTGTACCGAATCTGCTCAAGCTGTTGGAAATCGACTATCATCAGGGCTGCGCCTTCTTACTCTGAACAATTTGCCTGCTCCCCTCCAAAAAATCTCCAGGGATTGGTCCTGATACAACTACTCTCGTGCCAGCATCAGCCCTACGCCAACCTGCCTTAGCAACCTTTTGTGCTGCCCTTCTGCCAGCTTCCCCACCACCGGCCATCCTATTCGCAATCGCTGCCTCCATTGGAAGATTCATAATATCAGCATAACCCTTCATACTATTAGCCACACCAGACAGTCCAGGAATTGCTGACACAAGATCTGCAAACCCCTGTTGCATATCTTTCTCAATTGTATAAATCCATTGAGCCTGCATAGTTTGATCATTCATTAGAGCATCAACATCACTCATCAACTGTCCAAGATCTTTTCCCATCCCGCTTTTTATTAAATCAACAACTGGACCTAAACTTTTAGCCATATCACCAAAAATTGCGGTTAAGGCCGTTCCCGCTTGTTGCCCGCCTGTAACAATATCTTTTGCCCCAGATTCTAGAGTTAACGCTTGTGCCCAAAACGCATCATCAAATTTTGCACTTGTTGCTTGTCTTTCTTCAGGAGACATAGCCAATCTTGAAGGCAAAGAGGTAAGCCAATAAAATCCAGTAATAAGAGTTCCAGCAATAGCCGATAAAATCTTCATCAAACCATTACCAATAGTCCCTAAACCCTGCATCAAATTGTACTGTTCTTTTTGAAGCAGGGTAAGCTGCTGAGATTCTGTTATAAATGAGTCTTTCAACGCCTTCATTTGCCCAACTACAGTGGCTTCATCCGTTGCCTCTTTGCTGTCTATTTTTCCAGACATAACTATATCCCAAGCCGCAGACGCAGACTGTGTATCGGAATAATATCCAGCCGACTTCAGATACTCGATGCCCAGAGTTTTATCCCCCCTTGTCTGCTCTGAAGCAATCTTAATCTTTGCTTTTGTTACGTCCTTGAAAAAACCTAAGTCCTCCCCCTTTGACAAACGTTCCGCGCCCATTTCTATTTTTTGCATTGCTTTCATACGGTCCATATCTGGGAACATTTCCGCAGCCAAACGCATAAGACCGCCACTGCTAGAAGAAATACCAGTCATACCTTGTAAAGAGGAAGCAGCCTTTTGACCAGCAGCTTGATCGGTTAAACCCATTTCCTTATAATAGCCCTTCAATTGGAGCATAACATCTTTAATATCTTCCATCTCAACGCCGTACTGAGACAACGCCTGAGAACCCGCCATTACAGAACCAATGAATTTCTCAACCCCCATACCGCTTCTTTGTGCAGCAAAGGCAAGGTCCATATACTTTTGGGAGGCATTCTCAAGTGATTCGCCATAATCAGAAACCAGCTTATTTACACTAGTGGCCGATGTTCCTGTCGCCATATTGTACATCTTGTCAATGCCTAGCGTAGTCGTCATAACGTTAGTTCCAACCTCACCAAGACTATTTTTAAATTGTCCAAGATGTGTTGTTACTTTATACCCGGCATCAATCATAGATTTTGTTACAGCTTGAGTCTCATTTTTTCCAATACCATAAGTCTTTGCTGCACGCTCCTGAAAATCGGACATCCAGTCAATTGCTTTTTTCTGACCCGCACCAGCAACCCCAGCAGTCCCAGCTTCAAACACATTGAGCATTTCGCCTTTTTCGGCACCCTTACGTTGCTCTTCTTGCTTGCCCAAAAGAATGAAGCCCAAACCCATAGCAAACATACCGCCGCCAGAAATAAGCCCACCAGTCAAACTAGAAAAAATACCGCCCGCTTTTGCCTTAGCAGACTTTGCCTCTTTCTCAACCATTTTCCAAAGACCGGCCATAGCTTCTTCAAACTCTTTTTTCATCCCGGCAATCGTCTCAGCTAACTTTTTAGTTTTTTCCGTAGCCTCGTCAACCTTCTTAGTCATTTCCTCCGTAGCTTTATCTGTACTACCAGAAGGATCTATATCTTTTGTCTTATCTTCAGCGGACCCTGGACCATTACCCAAAGCGCCCGCCAGCTTTGACATATCGGTATTAGAAATATCCTTCAATTTTTGAGAAATTTCTGAAGACTTCTTTTGGTAATCCTCCAAATAACCAGAAGTATCCTTCAAATGTCTCTCAAAAGATTGAAAACCACTTTCTGAAACCATACCAAGATTGGTAAATGTTTGGAAAAGTTCGCTGGCCTGATCTTGAATACCTTTTAAATCGGTAGAGACTTGAGAAGCGAGTTTATGAATCGTATCCCCAAAATCAGTAAACGATTTGTTCAGAATTGAAAACTGTGACGTGAACGACGTGAAATCAAACTGAAGAATATATTCTTGCGGGGTCGGCATCTTACTTACTCACTACTAACTGTTACGCGCCTCTTGGATTTCGATACAGGCTTCTCGTCAACCGCTTCTGCCTTAATCGAAACCTTCATAGACGCCTCCTTCTTCTCTTCTTTTACCTTGGCCTCACTTTCCAAAGGTCTTACGATATTCTCCTGTATCCACTGTGTCTCAGGTGATGATCTAACTGCATACTTTTGCAATTCTATTGGATCATCCAGGAACGTAATGTCTTCTTGTAGGAAGTCATCTAGTTCCTCCGCAGACATCATTTCCGTCTTCCCAGTTTCTCCTTCAGCTTCAAGATCCTTTGCCGCCTCTTCCTGCTGCTTAAGTTCATCATTCCTTTGTACAAATGCCTCAACAAAACCTTCCCTGGACGTCATTACAGCAAGAGGAATATACTCATTTTCTCCAGGACGTCTCAACAGGTGCGTTTCAGGGTCTTCCATTGGCATCAAGTTCAAACCAAGAATATTTATCAATTCCTTACGAATTGCTTTGAACATCAAGCCAACTTCTTCAACCCTGCGTTCCTCCTTCATCCTCAAAACTTCATACTCAAACGCCCATTTAGTCTCATTCATATTTTTAACTATAGGATCTGAAATCAATACCCCCTTGGCTTCGAGTACCCGTGCCTTGACAATAACGTCAGAAACTACTCTGCGCCAATAGGGGAAGGTTCGGTCGTATTCTCTTCCGATGTCTCCTTTTCCGAACTCTCCCCCGAGGATTTTTTTAGCGTTTCAATTGCCTCCGTCCTTCGGGCCTCAAGCGTCTGGTACTTTTCCCAAAGCTCTGCAATACCTTCTGGATAACGGTCAGCAAGGAACTTCATCAAATGCTCTGCACAAAAATACTTACGAGAATAAGTATTCATGCTTTCCAATTCATTTCTCTTGTCTTCGGAAAGCCTTTTCCACTCTTCATCAAAATATTCATAAATAGAGATGTCGTCAATCTTTCGGATACCAATAGAAAGAGTAGGAAGCCGGAAAGAAGCAACAGCAGAGAGCTGATTGCTCATTACAACGTGAGCCATGCGCCAATTTGATTCTTCCTCATTCAAAAGAGAAATAGTCCAACTATGGCCCAGAACCATGAATGTCTCGGAAATGTTTCCGGTAACATCCAGCTCTTTTCCGATGTCCTCAAGAAGTTTTTTTACATTTTTAGGATTTGTAGACATGGTAGCTTTCGCTCACCTTTCTCCTGCCAAAGCAGGGTTAAAAATTCAGCCAACCCACAAAGACTTATAGGAAGGCTCTTACACGCTCGTACATCAGCGAAGCAGAAACAGAAACAATCCTGTCCCCGTTAGCTGTTAAGTTACGACCTAGATTTGTAAACCAACAGCCGGTATAAACAAATAGTTCAGTTGACCCATCCGGATTTGACCACTTCTCAGAGATTTCGAGAGGGTTGGATTGGTCCGTCAACATCTGAATGTTGAAAGAACTGCCCCAAGCCTGTTCCATCTTCTTCTTGTAAAGGTCATACCGGTCAACACGGATAGTAAGATTTGACAGATTCCCAGGAACGTTTTCAAATACTTCCCCGGTAGTTGCCGAATTCAATTCGTATGTATGAACAACGCCCCTGTTCTGAGACGGTGCCCAAGTCTGAATCTGCCCAATGGTAACCCCGTTCGCACGGATAGCTACCGCATGGGAAGTGCGGACTGTTGTCTTCGGAATTGCCATTTACTTACCTCCTAAAAACCCCAACAAAATCAACTACTTAGGCCGTTGCGGCGAAAAATGGGTTATCAACTGAATACTCACCGAAGAACCGCTTTGCCGGGTACTTCAGATTGAACCAATACTTGAACAAATACGTCCTTGGGTCTGTTGAAGACTGGAACACTTGAATGTCCGTCTTCGGATCGATGTCCCTTGAAGAACCATCGCTATTCTTGTAAGGGCCGATTGTCCCGTTATTTATGTTCGCCAAAATCCCCAACATAATCCACTTCTTAACGTCTGTGATGAAGTCCGCGAGATCATCAGGAACAACACCCACTACGTTATTGTAAAGTAGTGAATCAACCGTTGCAGTGACAGCATCCTTCTGCGCCGAAGAAGCAGGTTCCTCGAAAGAAACGACCTTACCACCACCGGCTTCAGTCGTTAGAGGATCAAGAAGAACGAACTTCCCTGCATCCTGGGTAACTACACAAACACCGTTACCCGCCAGTGTGTGCCGCTCGCCCCGCAGATACGTTTCGAAAGTATCAATCTGGAAGCCCGTGATTAGCTTGTTAATCAGCACATCCGAAGGACTTGGAAGAGACGTGTAAAGCGCCGCTACAGCCGTTGCAATGTAAGTCCCGTCCAGATCCACATCTACTTCACGCCCGTCCTCAAGCGTCAAAGTGCGCTCTGCTTCTGAAGGAGCAATTAGAAGTAGACGACCACGGCCAGGAGAGGTATTACCCGGTTGTAGTGTCCGTGTTGCCCGGTAAACAAACGTATCTGCCGTGTCAGGATCACCAACATCCGTACCCCTAGCCATGCCAAACCAACCGCGCCGATAGTGCTTGTTCAGCATACTGGACTGGTCAGCTACGTGCGTCATCAGGTAAACTGCGGTATCCGTTGAGGTATCAATAACTACCAGATCCGTAATCCCAGATTTTTGCTCACAAGAGTCAATTGCCGCATGAATCTGGTTAATTGTTGGAGTACCAGGAACAGTCAAATCGTCGATCTGCTGTAGCCACAGTGCCGGTGCATTATTCTCAAACGCAATTTCCCCAGCAATGCAAAGCTTATTCCTTGGGTAATTGCTCATTGTTAGAGGTGAGCAATATGCATAGAGTTGAGTAGGATTATAGACCTTACTCGGAATTAGATAATCATCCGCAGGGCGCTTGTAGTCGTAGGTGCAGTAATACGAAGTACCGAAAGCAGGACGATAAGCAGCGCCGCGAACTTCGTAAGGAAGCGTAGTTGCGCCAAAGAACAGGGAGAAAGAGTTCCCAGCAACAGAGTAGAAAACGATAGAAGTTGCATAACCACGCTCAACCGGGAAACTCTGGAAAGGTGTACGAATTTCCATCTTCAGTGAACCGCCACTATCAGAAGCGGTCCAAGCGTACTCAGGGCCATAAACAGCACTACCGGCCAAAGCTGCATTAATAGCAATTGCCGTATTTGCAGCCGTTGTAAGACCCGGAGCAAAAGTAACAGTAATCGGGGTTAGTCCATTAAGAGAAAAACTAAGCTTATCACTAACACCGGCAACGAACGTGTACCCGCCAGCAACAGTTGCAGTAACATTTGCAGCATGGTAGTAAGCGGCTACGTTCCAATCGATTGTGGTCGTGGCCCCATCTTCATAATCCTGATCCTTAACATATGAAGACGAACCAGGATAACTGCCAGTTACAATGATGTTATCCAATGTATTTGTAGTAGTAGTTTCAGCCAACGGATCTTCAACTGTTTCAGTAGTTACGTATTCAATCGTATAGGCTGCTGTGGCCGAATAAATAGCATCAGCAACTCTAACCTGAGTATTTGGTTGAACCCCCGTTGTTGCTGAAGGTGCCCAAGCAGCAGTGGAAATAATAGAAGCACAATCGAGCGTTCCAGAAAGGAAGATCTTAATATCAGATGCAGGTGTGGTTAGAGGTGAAGTAAGACGCAAAGTATCGTTTGGCGCAGCAGTTGCAAAAGTAGTTGCAACAGCACTGTAGGCAGCACCATAAATAGAACTGGCGACAAGAGCGGCATTAATCTCTGTGGCAACAGTAGTAAGGGGAACAGCAGCTCCAGGAGTAAGACTTATTTCAAGCGCCTTTTTACCATCTAATGAAATAGTAAACAGATGATTTACTGCAATGTTTACTGGAGTGCCCGCAGCGCCATTAATAGTTGCGGGTTGGAAATTCCAGTCGTTCAAACCAAGAGCGTTGGCGTTCATATACATAATCGCGTTATTACGGTCACGATTCGAGGTATTAACAAGAGAAGCAACGAAAGGCGTAACTGCCGTAAAACCAGTTACAGTTTCGGCATAAACCTTACCACGAACAACCGCTTCATTGGTAACACGCCTAGTACGTGGCGCAATAGCAACAATACCAAGCGTTCGTTCAGAAACTACCGAAACCGAACCCGGCTCGATAACCTCAGAAATGTATACGCCTGGGTCTGTGTATGTCGAAATCGCAATAGTCATTTTGAAAGCCTCCTACAATTGTTGAGTTAAGTTTAACCCAATCCTTGTCGTTCCCTTAAAGAGAGCAGATTATTTAACCTATTCTCTTAAAATTCACACTTGTCTCCCCATAATCCCCACTCGGCAAGGAAGTAGTCCACACAACATCCGTGCTATTCAAGAAAATTGGCACTGTCGTCAATGGACGATCAATGTAATCAGCGATCAAAATTGGCACAGATCCACGATTTGCATAGATGTAATCGTAGAGTTCCCCACCCAAACGCGGCACATTTATCTCACCTGACCAGCTAAATTCACCCTTGAAAATTATGTGGTACCATTCTTCGGGGCTCAAACCGTCTGTAAAATAGGATCTACCCAAGAATTGAAAACGCCTTTTCTCCATCCAGAAACCAAAGAATGTCTGAACAAGGTCGCTCATCTCACCACGTTCATTTAAATCGTCAGTAATTACATCGATATTTATGACCATTTCCGCCATAGTGCCATATCGGTTCTTTGGCGGTCTTGCGGTATTAAGATATGTGTCCGTTTGCCCAACCGTTAAGCCAAATGCCGTCAGACAAGCCGCAGTGCCCCCTGTGATGGTTATAATGTTGGGGGTGCCCTCTGCACAAGGCCCCCCAGCAGTGAGCCTCAGATAGCCATCTACGGTCGCAGAAGCAGTATAGTAAAGTGCTTGGGCATTTATTGCCAAAACTACAGCATCTATGGTCGCTGCTCCTATTGTGGCAAATAATATACTACTAAAAGTAATGGTTGAAGTTGTCGTATTCTCAACAAGCCCCCGTGGAACCGTTGTCAAAGTAATTGTCCAACCATCGGTCAAAGCAAATGGACCAGCTTTCGTACCTTCTACACGGGGCGGATCTTGTACATGATCCACGAAATTATTTCCAATGCCTAGACGCTTCTCCCGCGAGGTTGCTGAAGTAATAGCAATCATTGGGAATTTATCTGATGAATCGGCATACGACATCATTACTTTAGTAATGGTTTCGAGATCTCCTTCAGCAATACCAGGAGCAGTAGTTCCACGACTGTATTTGTTTATTGTGGGAATCTCGCTCAATTTATATGCTGCATCTGTCGAAATATATTGGAAATATGACCGCAATTCCGTCATAAATGCGTCTTTTGCTGTTTCAATGAGCTGCCCAAATCTTGGCGGATCTGTGCTGTCGTAAGGAGCAGTTGATACGTATTGTCGGTCAGTTAAATCTTCGCGTGACATTTCGTATCACCCTCACCATACCAAAGAATATGGCCCAACCGTATCGGCCAATCGTGTCGTAAACGTTTGAGACACTAAAATGAGTCCAAAAGGATCAGAATTTTGCCAACTGGTTATCACATGCCTTGTACCCGCAACAGCCCCATCCATAAATTCGATAAAGCAGGAACCAGTTATCAATTCGTCCAATGAACCACGAACAATAGAAGGATCGAAATCTGCCAATCCCGCCGTCCAAAAATGTTCGTTACCCGATACAGGCAAATCACCCCAGTCTTGCTTCTTCACTTGCCTAAATGGAATATCGCGCATTGCAAGAATGAATGGCCCCTGCCTATACTCGCCAGCAACTACTTCATTTTCTAAAGCAATAGTCGCATACCGTGCTCGAACAATGTCAAAAAATGGGCTGAGAATATCTACCGTATCCCGTGATAAAATTGCCTTAAATCGAATTGTGCCAGATACCGGATTAACCGTAGCCAAGGTTGAAATATCCGCCCACGTATGACCAGCATCTAATGAATACTTTACTACAACACTAGAATATGTAGAATCCCTAACGGTGTAATGAACTTCTGTTTCCCAAAATGATCCAAATGCTGTCCTGGAAAAAGTAAAATCTGGGGAAACTATTTCACCCATTAAATATCCATCAGATATTTGCACATCAGATGATTTAAATCCTATCGTTGCTTCAGTATCAATAAGTATTGCTGTAGTATCTGAAGCTGCTAGCCAAATAGTATTAAACCCGAATTTGGTATAGCCAGGAACTAAGCCTATTCCGTGGCATGAGTAACATTTACGATCCGCTTGCTGATTGCTCTCTTTGTAACAAGCGCATTTGTCACCAGTTTTCACGGGTTGCCAAAGATATGAGCGAATACCGCCAGCACGTATTTCATCCATTAGCAAAGAGCGTTGGCGAGCTTGTTCTTCTTCAGCAAGGACTCTACGGTAAATGTCTCTGCCCCAGTAGCCCGCCGCCGTACTGCCGTTTCCTTTACAGCCCTCTGAATCTGACCAACTCATTACTTTCCGTCCTCTACCAATTCTGTCATTAATTCTTCAATGGATTTATTGTTCGCTGCGTCCTTCATAGTGTTAATCAATTTTTGCCAACGTGATTCATCTAGTAATCTGAAGAATTTAACGTTGTCCATTTTCTCCAATTTTTGTAAATCTATTTTGAGGGTAGTTTTCATACCAAGCCCAGCTTCTCTAATTTCTTGTAATTATAGAAAGTGGCATCTTTTGGATTAGCTCCCGCCTTAATCAATAACTTGGCCATTTCCAAATTATTATTATCCAAAGCCGAATTCATAGCATGTGAATTATCCGCTTTAGGATCAGCCCCAGCAGCGAGAAGAACTTTTACAACTTCTATGTGCCCGTTAAACGCTGCGCCCATTAATGCATCTGATTTATCCGCTCTAGGATCTGCACCTGAAGAAAGAAGAAGATTTACTATGTCCAAATATCCACCATGAGCCGCAGAGCCTAGAGCAACGGAAGAAGACGCGGCAGGGTCAGCCCCAGCATCTAACAAAATTTTAACAACCTCTAAATGCCCTGCTCCGGATGCACGATCTAATGCAGCATAACTCGCTTTTGGATCTGCCCCTGATTGAAGTACTAAATTAACAAGTTCTACATTTCCAGATTCAGCCGCCAACACTAAAGGGGAACCATTATAGCAGTTTGGATCTGCCCCTTGATACAGCATATTTTGCACTTCTTCTACTTCACCGTCTCTGATTTGCTGCATCAACTCCTGGTCATAAAAATCTTGATACGTTTGACCTTCGGAAAGTGCATCTCCCCCCTCAAACAAATGCTCAGGACTATCAAAATCTACTGGAATATCAAAGTAAGCTTGGGCTTCCTCAAAACTGATAACTTCAGAACCCACCAACTGTTTTTCAATCCCCCCACCCTCGCTCCATTCTATTCCTAAACGATCTGCAACTTCTCTTATCTTTTCTGCATCCTCATATACCAATTTGTCATTTTTAACCCGCAGCCCCACCAATTGAACTTCTGCTAAATTCAACCAACCTTCTGTCATTTTATCTATAAATCTTTTTTGGGAATCTACTGCATCCAACTTCCCTGACTCATTTGGGGAACTGAACATATCGGCATTCCATACAATTTTACACAAACCCTCAAATACTAAGCCAAAGCGTCTGTAACCAGAGAAATTCCAAAACTCTTTCTCATTTGCATCCGTAACACAGATTTCCTGATTCTTGCCTACCATAGAATTAATTGTAGGCTCCAACTCCTCTACATTCATAGGACGAATCACATGTACCCATTGCCCATGAACATCAAACTTAGGCACCAACTTCAAATAGTCTGGATTCTCGGTCAATACTTTAATTTCCTCTTCATCTGTCATATTCTCAATATCATATCCAGACAAACCTAAAACCATCTCACCACGAATGAAATCCTCTTGAGACAGCGTTCCATAATTTTGCTGAATATCTTCTTCAACAGGTTCCGTGTCTTCTTCCCAAGATTCATCCATTTCCTGAGCAAACCCGAAAGGCTTCCCGGTCAGCAGGAAATTACCAATTCGAGCTATTGCTTCTTTACTCAGCATGGGCACTTTAATTTGGCGTTGATAGCCAATAATTACGGAACAGACTGCCACTTGGAGCAGATGACAACAATGCGTAATATGCACTGTTCATTCTAAGTTCAATAGATACAGTACCAGATTCCACGAACTTTAGCTTGAATATTGGAATCAGCTTGTCCAATTCATTCCTTAAATTCTGCGCCATTGCGGCAAGTGGCGTAGCATGTTGAAGTACAAAAGAATGCCCCTGATCCGAGAATGAAGGAACGTCCGTATCAATTGCAAACATCGTCTGGGAAATTACACCAACGTACAAAGCAGCTTTCATCAAAATGTCGCTATGGTATTCCAAAGGATAATTCTCAATTGAATACCACATCGGATATGGCTCATATTCATTGAGCATGTGCAGGCCCATTGTCAAATAGCAAATCAACATTCCATCCGTATACCCAAGGAAGCAGTCTTTCTCTGGCATAATCCTTTTAACAGTTTTATCGATCATAAGACGGAATCGAGGTAGTAATGACAGAACCCTTGGAGAAACTACTTCGACAACTTGAGTTCGATACATATCCTCCGAAGTGTCTGTAATTCTCGCGTGCCAGTTGAATAAGTAAGTCCCCGTAGGAGTTGTTTCATTAGCTTCAGCACCATAATTGATGTAGTAAGCACCAATTGCACTATGCTTGATTCTAGTTAATGGGGGATTGCTCTTTGGCCAGTAACTTTCTGAATAAACAACAGTTCCAGAAATATCGGTTATCTCAAGATCTAGTTCACCCCTTGGATCACCAGTTGACATTTTCTCTTCAACGATATCAGCCGGATTGCCATTAGCGTCTAGAATAGTTACATCAATGCGCCTTTGCGAATTAATTCTAACAAGTTCAATCATCTGAGCGACAGAAGGAACCTCAACACCGGATTTTATAAGCATAGTTCCCCCTTAACAAAACCCAATATAGTCACACCAAAAGGTGATTTTTGTAACTCGATCATGTTCTGGGCATAACTCTTCATTATCAAAAAGCCTCCGCGCCAACAGCACAGCTAAAAGTTGTACTATCAGTCGTCAACCTGTGCCCCAGGTTGTTTTTTCCTAAAGCAAAAATATTCTTGGCCGCATTTAAATCCCTGTCCAATAACAATCCACAAACAGGGCAATCATGCATTCTAGAACCAAGATCTTTCTTTACTGTTGTCCCGCAGCCGGAACACATCTGTGAAGTCCCCCTGGGGTTTACGTGCTCAACCGGACAGCCAGCTTCTTCCGCTTTACTGACCAGATGAAGAGCAAATGCCCCCCAAGACGAATCTATAATCCCGCGCTTTAATCCCGGAAGTCCAAATTTTCCTAAACCTGAGGGGGCGCTATTCGTGGACATCATCTTTCTTATGTCCAACGCCTCTACCACAAAACCATCATACGTTTTTACTAAATCTGAAACAACCTGATTTATAAAGTTCTTTCGCTGATTTACTATATTCTCATTTAATCGAGCAAGACGTTCCTGTGACTTCTTCCTATTATTTGAGCCTTTTGTCTTTCTAGACAAATCCCTCTGCCCCTCTTTAAGTTTAGCGGAAGCATTAACTAAAAAGTGGGGATGCTCAACCGAAGATCCATCAGATAATGTTGCAAAAGTGTTAATGCCTACATCAATACCAATACTATTTTTTGCTTCCCTTTTTTCCGGAATATCCCCCATCTCAATTTGAAAATGCGCCCACCAACGCCCCGCCCGCTCTACTAACTTAAAACCAACTATTTTACCCGCTAAATAAATACTATTTCTCATTCTTAGAACTATAGGATCTTTACCATTAACTAAAATAAGCTTTTTACCCTCTATCTTCCAACCTGTTCGTCCATAAAATAATGTATTAAACCGATCAACCCCTTTATATCTAGGATATCCTGGCTTCTCCCCACGTTTCAATCTATTAAAAAACTTCTGAAAAGCTAAAGCAAGTCGATGCAATGATGTAAGTCTCGCAGTCTCAACGGGAATATTTCTAAACTCTATATCGTCTGCTCTCACCTTAGTCAACTCTGCGTGTTGATCATATTCAGTTAAGGATACGTGCTGTTTCACCCAAGCTTCACGCCGCTGTTGCAAAGCAGCATTATATAACTGTCGTAATAACTCCAAAGTAGTTTTGAGCTTTTTCTCCTGTTTAGGAGATTTCCCCAACTTTACTTTACAAGTTCTGTATAATTTAGCCATCAACCCATGCCTAAATGTTAATCACCCAACAGAAGATATTTCACCTTTGCACCAACAGGACCGCAAGTAACCGTTGCAGCAGTGATTGACCCTTTATAAATTGCGATAAATCCACCAGCAACCAAACTAATTGTATCCACACTACCGTTCAATTTAACTGTTACTGGCTGATCTGTTCCAATGTATAGCCAATCCGCTTCAGCTAATGATCCGAAATTGATAATGTAAATTGCAGCAGGTACAAGAACCGCCACATTACCAATTGATTCATTGTAATCTAACGTTGGCCCCGTTGTAGAAGTTGGCGTAATTACTGGTGATCCAAGAATACCAGAAACTTCCGGACCTCCAGGAGCTTCGTCATATGTGAATGTTCCTGCAATCGTGAGTGTATCAGTTGCCATTTTGTTTACTCCCTATCTAGAAGCTTACCAATTTCTTGCTGAAGCTCCCCAAGTTTACTACCAATTTTTTCCAACTCATTATCAATATTTGCAAACCTGTGTGAAAAGGGACAATCATCTTTAGAAGGAAGTCTGCAAGTCGTGTCTTTACCAAATACCTTTTTGAAACCGAGAATGATTGAGTTGAGCATGGGAATTTTCCTTTCCATTATGGAATTGAAACTGTACGAGCAACCAGAGATGCAATTAGAGTAACAGCAACAGCAGCATTATTTGTCAATTCGAGAACGATAGGAAATCCGCCATAGCCCCTTAGAGTATGGGCTGTTTCTACATGGATATTTCTTTGGCGAAGATTGGATGGGAAAATGTCGGTATCTGTGTGAATTACTGTAGCAACTTCAGCGGCACCAGCAAAAAGGTTAGTTGCTTGCAGAATTCCACCAGTATGTGTTGAAGTATCTACATAAAGTGGACCAGTAAATGCCCCACCATAATAGACCGCCCAAGTAACCCCACCAGCAGGCAATGCACCACCAGATGAGCTAACTGAAATATTAATATCACGGAAAGGTTCGCCACTAGGGTCCATCCATACACGAACTACGGGCGCTAATCCGCCAGCAGCCGTCATCGTTATTTCTTTCGTAGTTTCGATATATTGCATTTGAGAGATTTCCTCCTTAGAATTTTCCTTAGTTTAGTCTACAACAGAATTTGTTGGGGCTCTTAAAGGGCTTGTATAAATTTTCGCTAATAAAGTGACAAAGATTTTGTAATAAACGTTACCACTAAAGTTACGTCGGAAATGTCGTTATTGGTGAATCTGGCTAGTAATGGGAAGCCGCCCCAACCTGTTTTGTTAGGTGATCCGTCAGATTTGTAAACAGTTTTACGGCGATTTGTCGGAAGAATTAGCGGGCCATTATAGATGATTTCCGCTACTTCTAAACCAAGAGCAAAAGAACCAGAGGAAATTACGCGACCTCCCCCGTGCGTAGCTGTGTCTGAATATGGAACACCGCTTGGCCAATTACCCCCATAAAGAATTTCCCAATCAATGGTGAAACCACCAGGCATTGGGACACCTTTGGAATTAACTGCAACAGTAAAATTTTCAATTGGTTCGCCACTGGGTTGGAACCAAAGTTTAGTAGATGCGCCTACTTTTCCAATAATGAAGATTTCGTGTACTTTTTCAGAATATTGCATGGTTTTTGGCCTTTGCTAACTATATGAGCATTGTACGATAAAATTGTTTGGAAGACTAAACACAATTTTCAATTCATGTGTTCTGCACATAAATGTCTGTTCTCCGAAACTTATCCTTCCAATGAGGTGTTCGGTTCCTGCCCAACCAGCGGTTTCACGCGGCCAATACGATCCGCGTCAGAGCCTCCAGGACAACAGGCTGACACCGGGGAACCCCCGGCCAAATTCTTTAAATTGATAGCTGCGTTTAAATCTCTATCGATAGAGAAGCCGCAGTCAACACAGTTGAATGTCCGTTCATCAAGACCAAGCTCGTCTTTCACACTGCCGCAATTGGAACAAGTTTTGGAAGATGGAAACCACATACTTGCCTTCTCTAATAATTTTCCGCCCCACTTAGCCTTGTATTCAAGCTGCCTTAGGAATTCCGACAAGCCTGCATCAGATACAGCTTTAGACAGCTTCCTATTCTTCACCATACCTGCAACATTAAGACTTTCAACAACAATAACATCTGCCGACTTGGCTATCGCCGTAGATGCTTTATGTTGATTGTCCTTCCGAAGATTGGCTATCTTTTTTCCTAGTTTTGCTAATCTTTTTACTGCTTTCTTCCTATTTTTCCCACCTTTCTTTTTCCGTGTAACCTCCTTATCCAACATTCTAAGTCTTTTTTGTGCATTTTTGTATGCCCTAGGATTTTCAAAAACTTCACCATCACTGGTAGTAGCAAGTTCTTTTAACCCTACGTCAACCCCAACAATATGCTTGTCTTCAATTGTAAGAGGATCTGATATTTCCTGCTCTACGCGAACTGCCACATACCAATGACCAGACTTCTCAGACACTGCGGCGGATAAAACTCTTATTCCCGGTAGACCATCTACAGGAAGATATCCCTTTTCTTTTAATTTTATAAAACCCAAACGTGGAAGTTTGATATGTGATTCTGTAATTCTTATGTGCTCCAGCAAAGTAAAGCTTCCCTCACCTCGTTTTTTATTTTTAAAATTTGGGAACCCGCCCCTTTCTTTGTTCCCAGCCTTACAACACCTGAAAAAATTAACAAAAGCACAGTCCAAATTTCGTAGAGCCTCTTGTGGAGCACACTTTGAGACTTCCTGCAACCAAGGAAATCCGCCTTCTTCTATAGGGGTCTTTTTCAAACGAATTAACTCTTTATGCAAATCATAGTAAGACGGACTTTTACCTGTTTCTTCATACGCCTTTATTTTTTGATTAAGTCCCCAATTGTATGCAAACCTGGCCGCACCAGCATGATTAGACAAAGCAGATCTTTGCCTATCATTTGGATCTAACTCTGTCTTATATCCTCTATAAATTTTCATTTACATTGATATTATACGATAAAGTTTGTAGGAACACTAAAATGCGGGACTTTAGTGTGGGTTATTCTTCTTTAGTTGAACCAGTTTCGAGGCGTTTTTGTGACCATTTCTTGACACTCTTGTGATATCCATTGACAAGAATGAACTCAAGATCGGCAGGAGTAAGCATTTTTTCAATGGCCTCTAATTCCTCAATGAAATCGCGAGCCGGGAGCATTTCAGCTTCCTTGATATCAGAACCAACCTTGGAGCATAGCCCAACTACACGAGGAGTTAGTTGCTCTTCCAGGGGCGTAGGCTTGGTCAGTTCCTTCTCGGCTTCTGCCAACGTCATCTTTTCCATCGGCTTGAAGGCAGTACGATTTACAACTGAACGATGCTTCTCATTGGAACGAGAAATTTCCTCATCAATTGTAGTCTGGTGCGCTGCCGCCTTCTGCTGGAAATAAGCCTTGTATTCCTCTTCAGAAAGGAACACAATTGCGGGCGGTTGACGATTTGACAGATTCCTGAGATCTGTGCTATTTTTAATTGCGTTGAAAGGAATGTACTGAGTCAGATTGACCGGATCGAGTGTCCTGGCCAAACGATGTGATTCCTTGCGATCTCCCGACACTTGGAATTCTAGCGAAATAAGCCGGTCAGACTTATTTTGGATAAAGATATCGCGCTCTTCCTTGAAATACTCGGTAAAATTAGTGATTGCAGTCATGGCATCCTCCAGGGATCTCCGTTTCAAACGGATTGTAAAAGGGGAAGTCGAAAACACTTCGGCCTCTCCGTCTTTGAGTAACTTACGAGCCCTAGCGGGATGTGTGTATGATAGAAAGCAATTGCGTTCATCAACAACAGAAATTCTAGTGTGCTTTTCATCCACGACAGGGTTTTCGCCCAAGCTCTACCTTTTCAGGTAGGTAATGCCGGTAGGTGGCCTAAACCACCTACCGGCCAACCATCAACTATTTGGTCCCCTTCGCACAAGCACGCGAATTCGGAATACCAAAGCCAAGGATTTCACAGAACGCGAAGCCCTTAACGGTTTCCTGCATGGCGTATTTGTTGTAAGACTCACTAAACAGCTCAACGCGAACGCCCATTTCGCCCATATAGTCCGCGCCTGTTACGGCGTAGACTGTCCCTGCGGGAACTACTTCCTCAACGCCCGTGCCAGCAGCGGTGAGAATCTGAGCATTCATAAACGTTCCGATGTAACCGGCCAGGAGCAGTTCACGTTCAGTTACCATGTCAACCTGGGTGCTCATGGTCTTTACGATGTCACTGAGTTCCTGACGATTGATCATAAAGTTCTCTACGATCAACCGGTGACGCTCAACCTGATACCGGATGTCTTCGAAAGCGGAGACACCGAGAGTACCAAATAGAACAGCATCATTCTCAACAGTAGAAGCGCGATCAATCAGAGCAAGACCCGCCTTGTCTTCCGCGAGTTCGATTTCCTGACGTGCTGTGTCCTGTGCTCTATCAAGCACATCAAAATTATAATGATAAATATCCATGATATCAACACTCGGGAATGACGTGATCTTGAATTCGCTCGGGGTAATCCACTTGGTCTTAATGCGGCTCTCGGGAGTCTGACCATCCTGACCAATTACCCATGCAGTCGAACGAATGTCGAGTGGAATGCGGAACAGTTCGGCCTGAGCTAGCTTGCGGACGCGATAAATCTTACGAGCAAAACCTTCGTAATCTAGAATCGCCTTAATGGGAAGCGCTAGTTCCTGACCTACGACACGGAAACCCTCTGAATCGGTTGACCCTGAGAGAGCCGCAGCAAGGATGTCCCTACGGGCTTCCTTGGTGATCTTTGACTCATCAGTGGCCTTCCGCATCTGGAGGTTGCCTGCGTTCTTCTTCGTCACTTCATTGAGCAAGTGAGAAATCTGAACCATTGCATCCTTGCGGTCTACGGCGTTGATCTGACCGGACTTGTCGAACATCCGGCGATTCGTGCCTGCTGTCTTGCCGTGGTCGTAGCTCTGGGGATTAAACTTCCCGCTGGCTTCGAACAGGGACTCATCCTTCTTGGAAGCAAGGCGAGTCTTCGGAGCTACTTCTACGCCTGAACGCTTGGCAGTCTGTGGGGCTGCGGGGCGTTTTTGAGCTGCTAGCTTGCGATATGGATTAGATGTAGTCATAACGCACCTCCCCTTAGAGAATCGCTACGTTAACGAAACGTAGGCCAAGCCACGGATCAGCAGCCGTGGGGATCTGCACAACGCGCCCGATGTAAGCATTTGCACCTGTGGAGGTGGTCGTAACCAGGCCTTCACAGCCCTGAGCCGTGGTCCCAGCATAGAGTAGCTGGTTAACGGTAAAGGTCTGGTGGGTGTCATATGCCGTGGTGAAGATGGTGGTGGCATCTGTAGCGATTGCACACTTGCCATCAGAGACATTGACGTCATTGGTCAGGTTCCAGAAGTTCCTGCCTTCGAAATCAAGGTCAGCTTCAGTGAGCGGATACATGTAATTTACGTACACATAGCCACCGTCTGCGATTGCGCCACCAGCGATGCGTGTAATCGTACCATTGACGTAGGACATCAAATAGTCGTTGTTAACGCCCGTTGATTCCGTGTATGCACCACCCGTAAGAGCAGCAGCAACACGAACGCCTAGACCTTGAACCGCTGGAGTTAGCGGCCAAAACAGGTTGGCGTGCTTGAGGTTAGTGGCAACTACGCCATTGAGCTGGACGTATTCACCAGTAACAGTTGCATACTCGGTCGTTGTATTGTTATACAGCGAAA